GTGCCATTGGTTCTAAGCGGATGCCTCAGTGGTCCTGTCGTTGCAGGCACTCTTTACAGTGAAGTGTTTGGCGTGACTCCGGGAACCAACTGGGATTCTCCCGGTGCAGGGCTTGTCGCCCGTGACGGAGTGTGGGGACTGCCCAACGAAGCGGGCTACAATAACATCGTCAGCGCCACTCACGCGGAGAAGAACGGTAGCTTCCTCCAGCAAGCGGGACACGTCCTAACCACAATAAACCGTACGGTGATTCTCTCCGACCTTTATACCGACGCAGACGCCAACGCGACAGCGGTGACCACCACAACTCCGGGATTAGTCGCTTTCAACTCAGAGAGAGCTAACAATGGATATGTGGACTTGAAGGCGACACTGGCCTATACCTTGGCCTTCGACAATCTCATGTTCGGACAGAACTACATCGCAACAGTGACCTGGGTGACCTCAGGCGGAGTGGCCACCGTTCACTCTTATCCCTTCACAGCGGGTGGTTCCATGCACACGATCACCGACAATGTGACGCTTCCGCCTAATGGTGAGTTCCTTGTGGTGATGCTGCCCACTATTCAATCCGCCTGACATGGGATGTTCAATAACCATCAAATTCTTTACTAGCGTGAACTGCGAATGGTTTGAAGTAATAGCCAGTAGCGAAATCGCCGCCGTGGCGACGATCATGAATGCGTGGGTTGGACCGCAACCGGGCAAATTGTTCACTCTTGATCTAAACCAAGGCCAGCAGGTTGAACTAGACGGAACCCAAAGCAGCCTAGGGCTTAACGACATCGGCATCCGAATCTATAAGGGTGGGCAGGCGACCGGGGGAAGCAACACGACCTTGGACGACACGACCGCTAACTGGCCATTGGGGTTATTCGATAAAGGGTCAGGTGTTACCAAAGTCGCGGCGGTGGTCATTCTTTCCGGCACAGGAGCAGGCAAGTTCAGTTACATCACCAGCAACACCAACACGCAACTAGTGTTTCCTCCGGTGGCTGGGTTGACTGTGGACTCCACTTCCGTTTACGCCGTGGTGTGGACAGTGAATCGGAACCTTGATGGGGCGACTCCTCTCATATTCACCCCATGGGAATCTGGTTCATACAGCGTTGAGATTGCGGCCAATAAAGGGGTCCAGCCTACCGCCTGGGGAAGGGCTAATTACTTCGTGCAGAACTTGAGTATTTCAGGTCCAGCGGTTCCCATGAACGCTCTGACAGGGATGGCTTACGACTCCAACCGTGATGTGTTCTGGGCTTACGACACCGACCAATCACAGGAAAGCACTTGGCTGGTAAAGATTGCTGCTGATGGAACAGTGATGTCCCGGTTCTTCCTGGCGACTGTTATCCCCGAGAACGTCAACTACGACTCAGGCCAGGACAAACTCTTAGTGTCATGCTCAAGCGGGTTCACCAACGATACTCTCATCATTGTGGACCCTGCCACCGAAACCATCGTTAACACTCTGGTAGGAGCGGCATTCGCTTACGGAACCTATGCTGCGTTCTGTCCCGTCAATGGACTGATGTACTTCAGCAACGGTCATGTGTTCAACACCGCTACTCAGTTGGTGGTGGCTACAGTTGCTGGCATCAGTCGTGAAGCCACCCCGACATTCATCGCCGCAGACAACAACGTGTGGTATAACGGTCCCAATGGGTTTGATGGATTCAAAGTCTTTGTCGTGGACCCCAACATCAACGCCATCATCCATACCATCGCGCTTCCAGCGGTGATCACCTCAAGGCGATTGGCTTATGTCCCAGCCACCGGCAAGGTCTATTCCGGTGCGGCGGGTTATCCATGCCGCCTAAGAGTGTTTGATCCTGTGGCTTACACCTTGGACCATCAAACCGACTTGGACCAAGCCACTCAGATCAGCGGATTGGTTTACCGCTCACAAGACGCAAGCCTATGGGCGGGAACCGACAGTTACTTGGGAGAGTTCTCAGACTTCATCAAGATTGATCCGGTTGGAGAAGCTATCAGCGGCCAACTCCTGAGCGGACCACAGGTGGACAATGTTCTAGTATCCACCAACGGAGTGATGGCGCTTCAATCCATGGGCAAGACCAAGCCAGGCGAAACTTCCGTTGGTATCCACGCACCATGAGTTCAGACGTACGCCTAGTCACCGGCCAGTTCAACTTCGATGATGGAGTGGACTCGTCGAAGGTGCCCCTGATCCAGTCGGCCATCAACCCTAGTGGACTTAAACGGAGCCAGATAGCTTGGGGCTCAAACCTTACCTGCCGTGGCGGTGGCCTCACCCAGCGTTACGGCTGGCAACCATTGGTCACCATAGCAGATGGCACAACCCTCTACCAAGGCGGCTGGCTCTACGATGCTTCAGTTCTCCCTGCTCCGGGCAATCCCTACCTAATGCTCTCGATAGGCGGTCGTATGATTCAGGTGCGGGTGGACACCGACAACAGCGTGCATGACGTGACAGGCGCATTCCCTGACCCCGCCAACGTGCCACAGGCTTACTTCACCCAAGGCGAACGTTTCATGGTGAAGCAGGCAGGGGACGGCACTACGCTGCCCCTGTTTTGGGATGGCGTTGCCCTGCGCCGATCGGTTGGGCTTGCTGGTGGACCTCCGGCTGAGCTTCCCGCGGCAACCTCGATGACCTACTACATGGGCCACATCTGGTACGCCAACGGTAGGATTGTCGCGGCTGGTGACATGGTGGATAATACTTCAAGCGGCACGGCACCCTACAACTTCGATGACTCGATTTTGAAGGAGACTGAGAATCCGTTGACAGCCGGTGGTGACGGGTTCAGGGTTCCCGCCACTGCCGGCAACATCCGCGCGCTTAACTTCCCCATCGCACTGGACCAGACGCTCGGCCAAGGCCCGCTGTTCATCTTCACTCCAAAGCAAATCTACTCGCTGACGGTTCCTGTCTCCCGTGAGGACTGGATCAACTCCACCAACACCGGCTCGTCCCCGTCCACCATGCCTTTGCTCCGGGTGGTGATGAACAACAACGGCACCGTATCAGAACGCAGCGTGGTCAGCTTGAACGGCGACCTGTTCTACCAATCACTCGACCCCGCCATCCGTTCATTCTTCATGGCCCTACGTTACTTCAGCAACTCGTGGGGTAATCGCGGTATCAGCAACAACATCAACCGCATCCTCCAGTTCAATGACCGTTCGTTAATGCACGTGGCGTCAGGATGGGAGTTCGGTGGGCGCCTCTACCAGACTCAACTGCCCATCGTCACCCCCTGTGGCATCGCCCATCAGGCTCTAGCCGTGCTGGACCTCGACCCTATCACCACCTTGCAGGACCAGAAGCCCCCCGCGTGGGACGGCTCTAGCGAAGGCTTGGACATTCTCCAAGGGTTTAGCGGGAACTTCGGTGGACTGGAACGCGCCTTCGCCATCGTGCGAAGTCGGGTGGACGGGTCGATCCAAGTGTGGGAGTTCACCAGCAGCAACCGATTTGAGAACGGTGACAACCGCGTAGGGTGGTACTTCGAGTCGCCATCGTTCGACTTCAGCGAGTATCCCCGCTCCCAAGGCGGTGGACCATTCGAGCTGAAGGAAATCGACGGGCTGGACCTGTGGTTGGACCGAGTATATGGCACCGTGGATGTTACAGTTCAGTTCCGCCCCGACGAGGACGCCTGCTGGTATGACTGGGCCAAGACCACCATCTGTGCGGCACGGACCTCGTGCGAGGACATCAACAACCCCGTCTGCTACCCTCTGGAGACTAAGGGTGAGCAGTATCGCGTGCCGTTGGGGTTCCCCAAACCCTCGAGTACCGTGTGCTCTCTCGGCAACAATCGTCCCGTGACCTGGGGTTACAAGTTCCAACTCCGCATCTCAATCAGGGGTTGGTGCCGCGTTCGTGGCTATCATTTGTATTGCTTGCCGAAGGATGCGGCACCATTTTACGCACAAGTCTGTTGATTTATGAATAGACCGACCTTCAAGAACTTCCGTGACAGACTCAGTGCGTATGCAGCATCAGTAGGCTCTCCGCTCGGAGTCTGCCTGAACAACACCACAGCCTTAGCAGGACTCGTCAACGCCGCTACCGAACGCCTGATATTCGATCCCATGTGCCCCGAGGAAGGGTGGTGGGGTGGATGGATCAAGACCGTGTTCAATGTCAGTAGATCCGACCCTTACATCACAGGTACTCGAGAGATGGCACGGATTATACTCCTTGACGTATGCCAGCGTCCCGTAAAGCTTCAAAACGAGTTCTTTGAGTTTCTGGACTATGGCATCGGGCTACAACCAAAGGCGTGCGGGGTGGGAACCTGTCAGGGGCAACAGTTACAAGCCTATGACCGGTCCTTTGTGGTTACACTTGGTAAGCTGGCGACGACTTCCCAAATCATCCGGATCTACCCGACTGATAACCGTGACGTGGGTAAGACCGTTACCATTCAAGGTACCGATTCAAATGGTGTAACAGTCATCTCAACTGACACCACGACCAACAGCACGATTCTAGGAGAGATAGTCACCCTAGCCGTTCCCTTCACCGACACCGTAAACCAGTTCGCCACTATTACTGGGATAGAGAAGGAAGTGACGTTCGGCCCCGTCACCATCCATCAAGTTGACCCAACGACTTTCACTGAAGACTCACTCTCCTCAATGGAACCTAGCGAGACTTCGGCAGCTTACAGGCGCTACTTGCTGAATGGCCTGCCCAACTTCTGTTGTACAAACCCTGTGGGCTCGGTATCGGTGACCGCCATGGTGAAGCTTGAGTTTGTCCCTATAGCCTCAGACTCGGACTATCTCTTAATTCCCAACGTCCCTGCTCTCATAGCTGAGTGCGAGTGTCTTCGTATGGAGAACATGGACAACGTGAAGGCTCAAGGGATAGGCCAACAGAAGCACGCTAAAGCTTTGCAGCTACTCTTCGGTGAACTCGATCACTATCTGGGAAGGGAACGACCCGCTATCAACGTCCCCATCTTCGGTAGTGACAGATTAATTCGTCAGCCCATCTAATTTTATGGCATTTGGAACATGGTCAGTAAGTGACTTCACCGGTGGCGGTGCCGCCGACCCCAGTAAGGCACTACCAACTACGACAGCTCAAGAGAATGTCGCGGCCACACCGGATATAACTAAGTTGATGGACACTCTCAACGCCATCAATAGGAGTGCGACCACCGCGGCTCAGGGAGCGCGCCCCGCCGCAGGCCTTGAAGGACAGAGCAACACACTCATATCAAGCGCACTACAAGGGCAGATGACGCCGCAGGAGGAAGCTACCTTAGCCAGGAAGGCTGCTGAGTGGGGTATCCGTGGTGGTGGAGCGGGAAGTCCTTCAGCCATGAGTGGAGCATTACTTCAATACGGCGACCGCCAGCGGCTACTCAACAGCTTGGGCCAGCAATGGCTCAGTGCCTCCGACGCTCGCAACCCCGCCGCACCGATTGTAGATCCAACCAAGGGAACACTTACCCCCGATCAAGCTGGCAACCTCAACCTCGGCCAAGGCAGCCTCAATCTAGGCTGGTTCAACGCGCTAAGTCGGGCGGGGTATGGCCAGCCCAAGCAGGGTCAATATTGGGGAGTGGGACCGCCGATACCCGATATTACACCGACGGCACCGGACCCGCCGAGGATTCCACCGCCCGCTCCGTTCACTCCAACCGCTGGCTCAGGCCAACCCTACGACCCCTACAGTGGCTCAGGGGAGTTCCCTGGCGCGCCCAACCCCGAGTGGATGCCCTCGGACACCTATTTCAATCCCTCAACGGACACGTCGAACTACGACCCGTTCGCTGCTTACGACCAAGGAAGTTATGGCTGATCTACCGCCCGTCTCCGCAAACTTTGACGATCCTCTGCCGGAGTCGCCCGACCCGGCGTTGGCGCCCTACCGCAGCCGCGGACCTACAGGCACGACCACAGGCTATCTTCCTCGTCGTCCATTGCAACCACCTCAAGGCCAAGGCGGCGTCCCCATCCCCGACATGGAGCAATACACCAAGCAGGCCATGGCCTACTACCCGATAGACCAGGCAGGCAAGGCTATCGAGATGGCGACCAAGTTCGTGGGCCAGCGCGGTTACCAGCAGGACTTGGCAAACGGGATGAGTGCCGCGCAAGCGTTTGCCAAGTGGGGTCCGATGCTCTTCCACGGTACGGCCGGCACAGGCATGGCTGCGGCGATTAGGGGCAGCCAACCTCCAGCGATGACTCCATATCAGCAGGCCGAGATTAGCTTGAAACAACAGGCTCTTAATAGATCAACAACTCCAACCTTTGTTCAACCAGATACAACGACCGGCGCACCGGGATATTTTGCTACCCCTTCCGGAACAATACACACGGTGCCCACACCTAAGCCTCCCAAAACAACGCTTTCACCAGAGAAACAAATAGACGACAAAGCCCTTCAAGATGAAATGAGAGCAGTTGCCACAGCCATGGGTGCAGCCTCACCTAAGCAGCTTCCCAAGCTTGAGGGCAAGATGAAGGAGTTGTCGGACAAGAGGAAGGCGTTGCTGGAGACTCCGGCACCAAACAAGCCCGGTGGTCCTTTAGCTGTCGGCACTGTGAAAGCTGGCTTTCGTTACAAAGGGGGTGACCCGTCCAAGAAAGAGAATTGGGAGAAATATCCCGGATGAGTGAAGCCGCTCCATGGGAGGATTACAGCACAGCGGTAGAGGAAGGTCCGTGGACTGAGTACTCCGCACAACCGGAGCAGCCAGCGGAGAAGCCATTAACCAAGCAGATCGCGGAAGGCTTTCAGCGCGGCCAAGCCTTAGTGGCACCACTCACCGCCTCCATGCGGATACCGGGGCAGTTGCTAGACAAAGCTGCCGACTACATCTTCCCCTCACGCAAACCACTGGTCCCGCCCGAGACATTCAAGAAGATCATCACAGGTCTAACCGGTGGCGTTGAGGAACCCGGCACCACAGGCGAAGTCGTCAAGGACTGGACAGCGGAGCAGTTGAGCGGGTTAACCCATCCCAAAGTGCTCTTGCCAGCCATCATCGCCAAGCGGTTCCCCATCACAAGGGCACCCATTGGCGGCTACTTCGCCGCCCAAACAGCCGAGTCGGCTCCGGAGGCGGCTCAGCAGATTGTTCAAGGGGTTCAAGAGAAAGACCCTGAGAAAGCCGTTCGTGGCACCCTTGGGCTTGCGGCGTCAGTCGCCATCCCTGCCGCTATTGCTAAGGGGTTAAGGACGGAAATAGAGCCTTCTGGCATCAAGCCAACGGAGGAGCCATCACCCACCCCCAAAGCTCCAGAGGTACCAGCCGAAGCACAAACAGGCGTAACCCCCACAGAACTACCCCTTCCCGTAGCACCTGAAGCCCCTCCAGCGCCTCCAGCTCCCGAAACCACCATAACACCACCCCCACCGCCTGAAAGTGCGCCACAGACCGCCCAAGTGCCTCCAGCGGCCACTCCTGAGCCTGCTGTGGAGGCTGGTCCGGGCGGCGCCGGCCCTGGCACGCCTCATATCACCGAGGTTCCTGAAACCGGTGCTGGTGGAGAGAAGTATGGCATCGCTGAGCGGGTCAGGGAAGAGCGGGCCAAGGCTGGCCAAGTCGAACCTGTGGAACCGGGTCAAGGAATTAACACCCCCGATTCGATTGAGCGTGGGCGGGAGATTATCCGCGCAGACCCAGAGTCGGCTCCCAAGCTGATGGCTGCGTTTGAAGCAGATCCAGCTAAGAACATTTCGGCTGATAGCATGGCTGTCGCTCGTGCCCACGGCGAAGCTTTGGCTGCTGGCGCAAGGAATATCGAGGAACGGTTTGGCACTGAATCACCTGAATATGAGGCGGCTAAGAAAGCGTTGTCGGACTGGGACAAGCGCAGTAAGCCCATGCAAACGGAGTGGCAAAAGATCGGCATGGCACAACAAGGTGAGACCGACATTGATACCGGGTCATTTACTGGACTGGAGCGTGCCCGAGAACAGAGCACAGGTCAGGGCATACCCGAAGAGAAAATACCCACAGCCAAGAAGATTGCCGCTGGCAACAAATCCGCCCAAGATGCCGTCAATAAGGCTTCACAGAAGTTATCCCAAAGAATCCAAGGGAGAACCGACGCGGAAAAGGCGGCTTTCGACGCTGCCAACAAGACTGTAAGGGAATGGGCGATCAAACGCGCTGAACTGGAGAACAAGGCCAGGGTGGCTCAAGCGGGAAGGGATAAACAGGTTGCCGACATTCAGCTCAAGCGAGCACAGAAGGCTGAGGCTGCTGCACAGAAGGTTGTGCGTGATATGGCTGCCAGAGCCGCTAAAGAAGCCCGTCGCCGTCAGGGTGACCCATCCATTGCGGTGTGGGAAAAGGCCAACAAATACCTGGAGGAGAACCAAGGGTTATACAACTTTGACGACCTTCGGAACAAGATCGCCACCGACCTTGGGATGAAGCCTTCCCAAGTCACCTACTGGTTGTCCAAGGATGCGGTTACCAAGAAGCTGGCTGATGACCTGTGGTTGAAGCAGCGGAACGCCCGCAGGTTGAAAGAGGCGGCTAAGACATGGCTGCGAGAGTTGGATACGCCGGGCTACATGAAAGCACTTGGGTCAATTCCGCGCGCCATGTTCGGTTTAAGCGTGTTCGGCCATGGGTTCGTCGCCTTGGGCACCCACGCTCCCATGCTGGCCTTTCAACCCCGGTTTTGGGGCGCTTACGTGAGGAACTTCGGGAAGATGTATAAGATGGTGTTCAGCCCCACCTACTACGAGGCCCAGATGGCGGATCTGGTGCGCCGGCCAAACTACGCCAAGGCAAACCGGTCGGGGCTACAGAACAACCCCCATCAGTATGAGGAATATCACACGACTGCGATGCGGGATCTGGTGACGGGTTGGATTGGGGAAAAGAACATCAACCGCATCGACAACCTCGCCAGTGCCGGTAATCGTGGCTACGGGGTTCTCAAACTGCTTCGCCAGGACGTGTGGGATCAGAAGTACAACAAGCTTCCTGATAGCGTCAGTAAACAAGAGGGTGTGGCTGAAGCTCTTTCAGATGACGTTAACCACGTCACCGGGGTCACGCGGGCGGGGGCTCCAAGGGGCTCTAACCTGCTGCTATTTGCCCCAAGGTTGGCCGGTTCCAGGGTGATGTGGTTGGGGGGCGACCCGATCCGAGCAGCTAAAACGGTGGCTAATTGGAAAAAGGCCTCGACCGCGGAACGAGTATTTGCCGTCAATCAGATGAGGGAAAAAGGGTGGGTGTTGGGCACATTCGCCTCCCTGTTGGCCTTGAATCAAGGTGTTCTTACGGGATCGGGAAGCAAACAGAAGATCAACGGGATACCTGAATCTCTGGGTGGAGCCGGATTCGACCCGCTGGCTGCTGACTTCATGAAGTTCAAGGCTTTAGGTGGAAACATCGCCTATGGCGGGGCCACCCTTACCATGGCCAAACTCCCAGCCAGGGTGGCGATGGCCATTTTATACGACGGCAAAGGGAGCAAATACATCCTCGAAGACGAGCGGGTGGATAAGGTGATCGGCTCTTACGTGCGAAGCCAGATGTCGCCTTTTGCCGGCACCATGTACGATCTTGCCACCGGTCGTGATTACGAGGGACGACCACTGCCGGCCAAGCTGTTCGGCACGGTCGAACAAACCCAGAGAGTGCCCAAACGCCTCCAGCAACAAGGCGTTGACGAGCCTTACACCTGGGCCGAGTTTGCCGCCACCAAACTTCCCATTCCCATTGCCGAAGGGATCAAGGAAGGCTTGCGAGGGTCGGGAATGCCCGAGGACCAAATCAAGTATTGGCTAAAAGCCGCGGCTGTCACCTCGCTGATGACCGCTACGGGAACACGAATAACCGAAGACACCAGAGAGGAATAAATATGCCCGCAGTCAGCTCCAAACAGCAGCGTTTCATGTCAATGTGCAAACACAACCCCAAGCACGCCTACGGGAAGTGCCCGTCCATGAAGGTGGCCAGTGAGTTCTCTCACAAGCCTAAAGGTGGCTACCGCAAAAAAAGGGTGGTTCCGCGCAAAGACAGCCGCGGCTTTTATTAAGCGGGAGAAGGCTTACTTGGACAGCGGATTGTCCCATCGCGATTGGGAGAGACGGGAGCCTGATGCTCGTGCATCTCGACTCCGAGATCTACATAAGCTCGCTCCCCAGGGAGTGGCTTGTGACGTCGAGACTTCTTGCGTTCCCGCTGTTTCGCCTCCCGGTTCTGTTGACGTCGCGCTTCCTCATCCCGTATCGCCATGTACTTCGCCCCGTTGACCACGCGGTAATTGAATTGCCCGAGCCGAATTAGCCTCCTTCCTTCTTCTTCCCTGCTCCTGCTTTCCGGGTCCGGTTCGCACAATCGCTCAATGACGCCCACAACGACGTCCTCACTCTCACCGAGAATGAACCCGAGGAGTTTTGGGTTCAATTCCACCTGCGCCCCAACCTGAGAATCAGGCTTCATGTGGGCTATGACGTATCCCCAAACGGCAAACATCGGACTACCGGCCCCTACGAGCGAACCGCTATACATCGACTCAAATATTCGGCCATACATAGTGACGTCACTATAATGATGACCGTCAGCAAGTGTCAACGGAAAAGCTGACTGTCAGCATGTCAGCCAAAGTCAGCCTATACAGATACAGATACAGAGGGGGTGTGGGGGAGATTCACCGGTCAGGGTTTCATGGTTCCGGTTCGTCTGTTAGGTCGTCAATCATAAGCAATTATGGAAGCACTGTTCTTCTCATGAGGTCATTTGGCGTGTTTATTCATTGACGGTACAGAGCCGGGAATGTTTGCTGCGGCGACCTTCCACTGCTCATACGGCAGACTGCAACCCACGTTTACTCCACGCAGAAGATTGCTATGGACGTAAAGATCATGTGCGTAAACCGCGCACAATACACCGTTGTCGTAGGAGGCATTGGTTAACCGAACCACTTCGGGGCTTGGCCCGCAGCCGCACAGAATCAGCGGAACAAAAAGCATTAGATTTCGCATAGGCTTAGTCCAATCTTCTAGGGAAGTACTGTTTGCTCTTTCCAAGTGCCGTCCTGCTTCCAAACTAGAGTCCATTTGATTTCGGGGTATTGGTGGGCGGCCACCTTCAGATTCTCAAACCCACCTCGGTGGGCAAATGGACCTTTAACTTCCCAGCTTCTAATCGCTGGGAAACGATCAAAAAATCCCACGAAGTCTGGTTTATACCAAATGCCGTTGCCAAGCTTAAACCGGATGGCTTGTGCATGGAATATGTAATCCGGATATTCATCTTGAATCCTGGTCATGAACTCACTTTCCAGGTCATTCAACAGCGGCTTGCTGGACTGTCGGATGCGACGGTTTGCCGCCATGAATGGTATTTTGCAGGGCTCTATTTCCTCTTCCTTGGCCATTTTCTCCTCCACTTCCCGTAGCCATTCGGTGGCCCTAACAACGCGGGTTGGGTGTGAAAACCCTCCGTCGCTTGTCCTGACATACTTTGCTGGTATTTGTCCGCTCATGGTTTAACTGGAACTATTTTAACCCTAACCGCCACCGCTTCCGGGGTTGGTTTTCCGTAACGTTCAAGCTCAACCCTGCCAGGTTCAGCCCAATTACAAACACCACCCTGAAACATCCAGGCCCAACCCTTGCCAGACTTTATTTGCTTCCGTTTCACTTCATCACCTCCGGTTGTGCCACAAACCGTTCAGGAAATAGCGTGCGGCATAAGGCTTCTAGGCGTTGTTCTTTGGTGGTGTGAATCATATCGTCTCCATAAAGTTCACACCCTTCCCATGGATTTCGTACTAGTATCTGCCACAGGTTGTTCTTGTAGTCGGCCCACCTTCCTTCCTTGATGGCTTTATTCTCGCACTCATGCAGCCAGTCGAGGGTGAGGGGTGGAACTTGACCCTCTTTCTTCATGTATTCTTCGTTGCAAATCCGTTCAGTCATATCGGCAACCGAGAATCCTTTTGGTGGAAACCCCGCATCTTCAAAAAGGACTGGATGAAAAAGGCATCTGTATTTTCGGTCAGAGAGCATTTGGTTTTGTGGCAAGCGATACCACTTCCACCCCATCCACTCACACAGTGCTATATGCATTTCCTGTTGGTTCACTTCCTCACCTCCGGTAGGATCGGGAATATGGCGCATTGGTCTGGTCTGCCCCCACAGCACGGATCACAATCTCCGCAAGCCTCGTACCCCCTCATCCGCCAACATAAAGCGATATGCTGGTTTATTGCTTTCACGCTGTGATTTCTTTCTTCCATGTCATCATTCCAGCAGGCCAAAATCGAAATCACCCATGTCGTTTACGTCATCTTCTTGGTTCACTTCCTCACCTCCGGTCGTGCGGCCATGCTAATTGGATCACAGGTGCAGATGTCTAAAGCACCAGATGCGTGACCCGGAACATATCCTCCGCACTTGTCGCATGTAACTCCATCAGTGCTGCCAGTTTTCTTGGGAAGCCCTGCTGCCATGGCCCGCTTGTAGTCGTTCCAGCAGCCCTTGGGAGCTAAATAGCCGTCCGCTATCGCTTTTTTGGGGTACATATGAACTTCATTATGGCACTCGCCGTGCATCATCATCCATAACCTTTCTTCTAAGAATAGTTTGCCTGCGCGACCCGCCCAATGGTGGCACTCACGATCATCGAACAGAACCCACTGGGAGCACACGGCACATAAATTGTTGTTGGCAAGGAAGATGGCCTTTTTCCTGGCATACACCGCATTGTCCTTCTGTCGGCGTGCGCTCACCTTGCGGAGGGGTTTACGTGGTTTCATGTGCGTTTATCTGGATTAACCCAATCGTCATCCCAATCACCCTCATAATCATCATGGCAGCAGCACTCACAGGCCCTGCGGTGGTAATCGTCCTCGCCCACTAAGTGGTCGCCATCCCTGATTCTGGCACACTCATACGGGTCACTGTGGACACAAGCGCATACCTTCGTTGGTTCGGGCATCACTTCCATATCTTCAGTCTTTCCTGTTCGTGTTTCACCGTCGCTAAAATATGCGGGCACATCCGCCCATGGCATTGGTAGCTCTCGCACCCACAGGCCGCCGCAGTCTTGCGCTTGCCATCCTCTACGTAGGCTAGGTCCACCACATGCACAACATCTGCTCGGCTCCTGGATTGGACGTAGAACCGTCCTTGCTCAAATGGAATGGCCCAGACGGTCATAAATGATCCTCGTCAGTTAAGATCATATCCCTGCCGCATTCATCGCAATAATTGGTAACGTAATCACCAAAGTTGACGGGATATAATTTGTGGCATCGGCAGCACTCTTTGTCCCGAGACTGCTCCTCGATTCCGATCAGATCTTCCAATTCGTCGTGTTCTTCCATAATTCCTTTCCACATTTAGGGCAGTGAACTTTGTTGATTTCACGGCTGTAATGCCTCACAAGTGTTTCTGCTTCATATTCTGCAATATCCATACTCAGGGCGTTGGTGAAGCTGGGGTGCCGCAGCCATGGCCTATATTCCGGTTCCATAAGTGAAGCCACGTTGTAGGCGCTGACAGGTCGCCGCAGCCACACACATTCTTTAAGAGCTGTTGCCACTTTCGCTGCTTCTGGTGACATGAGCCCTCGGTAGGCGTCGGCCATGAAGGTGCAGAGCCACGGTCCGTAGATGGCTTTGGGGTGGTCCAACATGCAAGCAAGTATAAAGGTTTCACGTTGGGTCATGGTGTGGCCGTCCAGTTTGGATGATGCCTTGTATTGTTGCATTTACGGCAAGCCAGCACGAAGTTTTCCATCTCGCTGCTACCCCCATCCGCTTTCCTCATAAGATGATCTTTAGTTGGATACAAGTCGGCGTTTGGCGAAAGCGTTGGGTTGCATACCCGGTCGCACCAGTAGCAACGGAGATTGTATAGCATCATAAGGTGTAACAGCTTCTTATTTTTAGGCCAATCTGTCGAAAATCTAACAAGTGGCTCGATTGATTTCTTTCGCCGTCTGAATGTGATTATTCTAGTTGTCACTTTATCACCGCTCTTCACAGGTGGCTTTGGGGTGGTCGAGCATACAGGCGAGGATGAAGGTTTCCCTTGCGGAGTTGGTCATTGTCCTACGATTTGAATAGTCCCACCGCCATCTCCACCACGGAGTTTGTACACAAAGTCTCGGAAGCTCATCCCTTTCGGGCAGCGCACCGTGATATACTTTTCCTCTCCGTACTCTCGAATCCTTTTTATGGACTTCTCGGCACAGACAGGACAATAGGAATACTCCCCGTTGAACAGGAATCCCCCGCTGTCTTCCCGGTCGGTATATTCCTCGTTACAAACGTCGCAAACAACGCGACGGCCAACATCAATGGTTGTGATATAAGTGTGCTTTTTCATATTATTGAATCAGTCTTTCCTTCGGCACTTCAGCCACCTTCCGAAATCGGTCATCGTAATCCCTCGGCATGAATTTCAACGTCTTGGGTGGCCAGTAATAATTCTCCCGGAAGAACATCGCTTCAGCTTGGCGGAAAGTGGCGTTCCACTTCTGGCTTTTAGCCCGATAATAAATCACGTCCCATTTCTTTTGGGTATCAGGTGCCATCCGCTCGCGGCGTGGTTTGTATATCTCCCCATCAACCCGCTTCAGTGAGCCGTTAATTTGAATGACGAACCGAGAACGGCGGTGAGCCATGAGCCCACAGGCTGGACATTTCGGTCCACTCGCCCGGACCTTCCCGCACTCAGGGCACGTAATCGGCTCTTGCTCTTTCTTCTCCCGCAAGCGGTCGGCTCGCTCAGCGGCAACTCGATGATTCGTCATTCCAAGCTGCCAATTACGGTCCACCGCCAAAGAGCCATGTCGGTGCCAATTGCCACCGTGGTCAAGAATGATGCATTTGGATTTTCCGGGATGAGCACGGAGCAATCGGCCTCCGCTCTGAAGGAATGAAGTCAGCGCACCGAACACTGTGGCAAAACAGCCAACTTCAATCCAGGGCCAGTCAATGCCTTCCCTCAATACAAACCGATTGCACACAACCTTGATTTCACCGGACTTAGATTGCCGCGCCACTTCAGCCCTTGCCTCGTCATCTGAGGCATATTCAGTTCCGTTTATCCAGATCCGTTCGCCGTCGATATGGGCGGCTGGGATTCCTGCCTTGGCGTACTCTTGAGCAAAGAATAACGATCCAGCCACATCAGGACCAAACAGCAAGGTCGGTCTTGCATCCGGGTTATGCTTCTTCCAAGCGTCCAAGATGCGCCCGAACACTCCTGGCCGCATGATTGCCTTGACCGCCTCCTGCTCAGTAAACTCCCTGCCGACAACATAATTCTTTATGTGCTTCAGGTCTGGCTCGTCTGGTGCGTAGGTTTCGGGTCTAACCAACGCGCCAATCTTCAAGCACTCCGACATCGTGCCAGCGACCAGCAGTTCGTCAACGCAACCACCTAGGTCTAATGGCGTAGCGGTGTAACCAACGATTGCCGCTCCGTCGGAAACATGATCAGAGAATATCCGCTGAAAAGTTGGGCCACAGTGCTGATGGAGTTCATCAACTAGAACCAGCGCAGCACTATGCAGCTTACGGGATTCCTGCTTGTAAACCCTGCTTAGCTCGGTCTGCGTCATGCACATCTGCACGTCGAGCACTAAGTTTGCTGAGTGGCCTGAAGCCCTACGACCGTAGCGAATACCCGTCTTATCTAGCACGCCGCAGGTTTGATCATAGAGCATCTTCCTCTGGGTATAGACAGCCACCGGACGCCTGTTTCCAACCGCCCAGTGAATCAAATCTGTGACCATCACGGTTTTACCACTGCCCGTCGGGCTAGTGACGCAAAGCCTTTTCACCCCCCGGTCTATGGCTGCAATAGAGCCGTCGAATGCGCGGACCTGATTTGGCCAACGGTCAGTCACTTTGCTGATGCCCTCCACTGGTTCCAGAGCCGCATTGAAACTTTAACTGACTCAAGGAAGTCCTCGTGAAGCTTTGGATTTGGGCAGGCGTGGTTCGCTGTGTCCGCACGGTTTAACGACCAGCCGAGCCAGTTCTCAACCTCAACCCAAAAAGCTAGTGCGTGCTTCGGCTTGCCATTGTCGGCGGCTTTGATAGGCATTGGCTTCAGCTCTCCATTAGCCGCGATTCGCTCAGGCGCGGTCATAATGTGCGGCTTCTCGGGTTCTTCCTCTCTGGCTTGCTCAACTCGCTTTAGAGAAGTTAATTCTTTCCTCGTCGCTCTATCAGCCTCGGCGTCTACTGTTTCTGGACACTTTGATTTTATAGTGCCGTGAATTTCTAATTCCGCCTCGATTTCAGAGCAGAAATTGTATGCCCACGACCGACTTCGCTGGCACATAGCCTCCACTGCGGCGGCGATGCTTTTGAACCCGTATTCGTGGTAATGCTCCTTGATGTCCAATAGCACGTCGTAAATTACCTTGCGGTTGGTGGCGACGTTGGTCATCGCTGTTAGGAATTTCTGCTTTAGCGCCGCAACCTTTTGCTCAACCGTCATTGCGGCTGGTTGGACGATTGCGATTGCTGGTGAGTTTGAGTAGGCGCTTGCGCCGAGTCGATTGAAGCCTGTGGCCATAACGATGAGAGATGAAAACTGCTGGCGTGTGTGTAAATGGGTGCGGGGATGCCTCCACTCTTGGGCAAAGCCAAGCACGCCAGCAGCAGATTTATAGTTTAGTTTCACGGTTTACACAACCGCATTTATTGTTACGCCATTGTGTCAAAAATCAGTGACACAAAGCAAGAAAAATCGTCAACAAAAGTGAAATTAAAATGCTGGTGGCGTCGGTAAAAACGAGTGGTCGTTGCACCACCCGGCAAGGCAATGCCGCCACCAGCGAAAGGTCATTTGCCTTTAAGTTTTTCTCTGAACAAGTCGAGTGCCGATTTATAGCGGATATGGCTCCGGTGTTCCGGCAGGAACCGCTTTAAGACCAGCGGTGCGAGTGGTTTCGGGTCGTGGTCCAGCACGCCTTCCCACCCGCACAAACACTGAGCCCAACCGCAATTTGGTGCTGGGGCCAGCTTGCGCCGGCAATCGGGGCAATGGGTGTCGTTTCGTTTCATGGCAATTTAATGCATAAGCTTCGTTCCAACATGGCTTTGACATGTTCCTGGCGCACTTGGTGAAGTCTTTCGCGGTCCAGGTCTTCTTGTGCAGAATCGCGGTCCTCTAAATTCATTAGGGCGGAACGCAATTCGTCATCTGCCGTTTCCCACCCATCTAGAAGCCATTTCAATTCGCTCGCTATCGCCATATAGTTCACGGCGCTACCTCCGCCTCCAAGTCCTGCTGGCGCATCTGCATCTCAAAAGCCTGGATGTCTTCTTCCATCTTGGCCATTTCCTCAGGTGACTTTGGCAGGGCGAAAACGGGCCAGTTCAGCACAGTTTGATCCGGGGTGATCCAGCCCCGTGATATAAGGAAGTGCTGGACTAAGTTTTCGTTGGACTCTCCCGGAAGTGCTTTTAGCCGTTTTAAGGCCGCAACCCGCACCTTTGGACGGTCTGGAAGCGTCTGGCTGGCCTCAGGAGGCGTTTTGACGGGCGGGGGCTGGTTAGATGGTGGGGGTAGTTCTGCGGCTTGTCTGGGGGCATTCTTGCGCGGTTGGACACGTTCACCGTTCTCCCCGTCGGTGTCTTCCTCGGCGTACATGCCAAGGACTGATGCCCAGGCATACCGGCGCAAGTAGGTGATGATGCTGCCAGCCACCTGGGCGCGGCTTTTGCCTTTCTCGTCTCCGATAGGCAAGCCAAGGGTGCCACAATCGAGGAATTGCCCGCTTTCGTGGATTAGCCGAGTGGTCAACTGCACCTGCTCTGCTGCCGTGGTTGGGACTTGCAGCACAGCCAGTTTGTGTTTGGCCAGGACGGGCCGGGAGGTTTCGATGATGGCGCCTAGCGAGGCGTAGCGATTTCGCAAGAAGGGGTTTTGCGCATCGAATGACGCCGCTTCCATCTCGCCTTGGACGGCCACCAAGGCCGCACTGACCAGGTTGTTTCCGTTTAATTCGCTCATACCTTTAGTGCTTTAAGTGCCCGCTGAAGTGTTTTGGTTGCCTGGCCAGGGTAGCCGGCCTCAAGTTCCGCAATGGCTGACAGTATGTCGCCAATGATCTCAGTTTCCTTTGTGGGGTGAATCGGTGGTAAGCCGGCCTCCGTCATGAGCTTTGAAAGCTGTTCATGGTGGCGGGCCTTGGCTTCCACCTGTTCCCAGTATTGCCGCTCTGCTTCCTGCTCGGCGGATAGTTTGTCTTGGGGTGTGATCATGGTGTTCCTTTCACGCCGCGTATTGGTCAATTACGCCTTGGTCAACGCTGGTTTTGGTTGCGTTCCAGCGGGTGACCGCTTGGTTGATATGCCGTGACGTTGTCACTGAATACCGCTTGTTGGTGCAGAGTGCGCCTTTGCCGGGGACAAACGCTGCCACGGGAGTTTTGTAGCTGTAAAGAATAGTGATACCACCATCCCGCTCGATTTCGGTTTGATTGCTGCCGACTGGATTTAGCTTCATTTTCATTGCCTTTATGTTGATTTGTTTACTGTGTGGAAATTGTCGGCTTGAGGCTGCAAACGTCATACTCTTCAGGCATGGCGTTTGCATACTCGAAAGCCTCCGCTAACGTTGCCTTAGCTGCTACAGCAAAAGGAGGCTGGCGACCTGAATCGTGCCGAATGGTTGCGATTGAATAACATCCCGTCTTGCTGAAACCGAATTGGCAAGCATTAGGGCTGCTAGGATAAGAATAACCGACTGTTTTCGTTTTCATTTGGGCGTAATTAAAGATTTGTGTAAGTCCATCAGACAGGTTTCGTAATCAATAGTTAAAGACATATCTATGCCCCAAGCGGCCGCTCTCAACTCATTAGCCAATGCCAGCTTGCCCTGGCGTAGCAGTTCTTCTATGAGCATGTCCACGGGCGCCCATTCCCAGGCGTCACCCAGGAAATGGTCTGCGAGTTCTACGGCTTGGTTGAAACGGTGCATTGACTTGGTTATTTGCATAATTTGCGACTACAGCCCACTAAGGGCTGGTGTCGGAAATCAGGCGGCTTGTTTAATCCATCCCGGAGCAGGGCATTTGCCGGCCTTGACGTGTTCTCCGCGTTCAAAGCCTCTGAAATACTCCTTTGCCGTATCAGGATCGGTCTCCTTTGACCCGCCATTGATTGCAGCCATATACCCCATTAAATAGGGCAAGAAATCGGCAGGCCGAGCGTCGTCAATGGCTTCTTGGGGAGCACCATGCATTTTCGCCAATATCCGGGCATCGGTATTGCCAGACTCGCACCCGCGTTGAATTGCGCTGGTTATGTCCCCAGCCATGAATTCACGGGCGGAGCTGCCGATCTTGTTTACCGGACGATCCAAGCGGGTTTCAAGTGCCTCAGAATCTAATAGGCTTTTAGCCTCAGCATAGGCTTGGCGAAAAAGCTTACGGGCATTGTTACCGGACCAGGAGCCAAGCGGAGCGTGTGTCCCATAAGAATCGCAGCATTCCGCTAAGGCTTCATCTGACAAGTTTTCCTCCTTTTCCATGCCGCAGCATTCCAAGGCACGTCGCTTGTTTTCCTCGGATAATGAAGCTAGGTCAACTAGGCGCAATTCCACTATATATTTGGGCTGGCCTTCATTGTCCCGACCGCAAGCGTCGTCCATGTTAATCAACTCCACAATCTGGAATTGCCTATTGCCGATACCGCGGAAGTTTTTCCCTCCATAGTCCAGCATGTTAACGTCTCCCGAATAATTCCATTTAGTTAGTGTTTTCACGTGGCTTTTCCTTTCAGGCTGATACGAGTTCGGCAATCTGATCGGCGCAGTCATTGGCCAACTCCGTGGAATTGCTGGTTCGGTAAAGGCTGATAACAGCCCAATGCGGATGACCGTAAGCGCCGCCTGAGAAGCTATTGTCGCCCGTTTGATAAGACCAGGACGCGTCCTTGTCTTCTGACTCTGGCGTAAAGCCGATAGTCACGGACATGCCGGGACGGTCGTCTTGCTCGTCCGCCCGATACTCGTCACCGATGTCTTTCTTGAGTGCCACAAAGAGCTTGCGCCATTCGCGCACCATTGGAGTTAATTGCTGTTCTATTGTTTTCATCTGCATTGCCTTTTAGTTAATGGTTAGACGGGCTGAGAGGGATAATAACCTTTGTCATCGTGGTGCACCCGTTCAAGGGCGATTTGATACGAGCGATCCCCAAACTCTTCAGGGAATGCCAAGCAGGGGACAACCCAGTCGCAATCCTCTTCGTACCAACCATTAGAAACATCCCCGTACTTGCTAGTCCAGTTTCGCAAGTAGGCGGGCATTTGCTGCCGTCGCGACGGGGAAAGCCATATTCCACCATGCCCGGGTGTCATGACTTGCCAGATACCGTCTGCAATTTCCTCAGAGCAATCAATAATGCCCCAAGGACTACGTTTACCGTCTAGTGTGTGTTCTGCTGTCTTCATATTGCCTTTGATTTATTGGTTTACCGTCTTTCTAACTTTGTTGATTATTTCCTCTCCCTTTTTTATATCCCTTGCAAGTTCCTCGAATCGCTCTTTTGCTCCGGGGTGTTTACCGATCTTATGCCAAAGATGCCCCGACAATTCACGCATCCAGCGATCGGACAACTCAAGGTGTTCTAACACTCTGTAAAGTTCAGTGTTCATTGAATATCCAGCAAAAGCGTCTTAGGCTTTGAGGGGCAAGCCTGAAGATGCTTAGATTGGTTGGAATAGCGCTTCGCTACTGGCTTGTCGCAAAAGGGACAGAAGCCACGATCCAAGACGGCGCGCCACTTGTCAGCTTGCTCTTTAGTTGTCTCAACACCATGAAATGACCAGTTCATGCCACTACTATATGCATACGATGTGCCACAGCAGAATTGACGTAAGTGGTTGAATATCATGTGTCTAACTATGGGACAATGTAGCGAATTACACACGAATCACGATTGACCTATTGTCTCAAGACACTAGCTTCTAACCAGTACTCGAGACTCGACTGTCCACATATAAGTCAATGGCTATTCCTGCCCACAACGGCAGAAAGCAACATGTTTAGTTGACGCACACACAACTTTCACCTTGCACCAATGCCACCACATACCTTCTCTTAAAGAACAAAAGTGCCCAAGACTCCCTGGACTAAAGAACAAGCCCATTACTTCGCTAAGAGGTCCGTTGAGGTCCGCAAGGCTAAGGCTTTAGCCCGTGCCAATGGCGTCCAGGAAGCGAAGCAGATTGTCACACCAAGCGGACCATCCACTAACGACCTTGCCCGCGCGTCACTAGAACATCGTTTAGCACATACACAGTCTGCACGTTCCGCCCTCGTTCTGTCAGAGGCTCTCCGCAACTTGGCAGCAGCCCAACGCACTACACGCCAGTCACTTCCCAAGCCCACTACACCCACGCCGGCCTCCCCAGTAGAGCCCATAGACGACTAGGCTTGTATGCTCGAGTACCCTGCCTGTGGTGTAGTTAGGTGAGCTTGGCGCAGTGACAATGCCACTAGAGCGTAAGCCACTGGTGTTCAACGCTATGCGTGATGGCCTACTAAAGACTACCAACATTGTGCGAAAGACTAAGGAATCTCTTTGGCGTGGGCTGGGCGCGCGCGGGCCGGGGGGAGAGGGCGCAGGAGAGAGGGCGGGTGGTGCGTTAACTCTCAATTTAGACGTACGAGATATTTAATGGTTTGGTGGAAACATGTTGACATGGAACGGTGGTTACACCAAACCATGGAATCATGAAGTTTGTTCAAGCGGTGCTTACGGAGGGGGAGTGGAAGGCGTTTAGGGTATGGCTGATGGATAATGGGAAGACGGCTAGTGAAGCTATCAGGGAGTGGGTAGGGGAGAATTGTGGCACTCGTATGTCGCCAAAGGTGGAGTCTCCTAAGAGGCAGAAGATAGCGAAGGTAGAGGTGGAAGAGGAGTGGCCGCCGGCTGAACCTGAAGAAGCTCCGGTTCCCAAGCCTGTCCTGACGGCGGTCACCAACCCGCTTACGTCGGGCAGACCGGTTATTACCAAGAGCACGCCAATGGTATCGGCATACAGTTCGGTGGGTAAGCCTTCGGTGGCGGACCAGTTGATGGGGAAGGTGAAGGGATGAGAAACTCTTTGGCTGGAGCACTGGTCGCCATGATTGGTATTTGCTTGTTACAACAGGTGAGGATTTACAAGTTGGAGAGGTTGGTGGAACAGAGCATGTCCATGACGGAGCAATACCAAAAGATTGCGAGGTCAGCATTAAACGAGCTTCCACCTGTTTATATTACCAACACCTTTGGGGATCACGCTACGTCTCTGACAAATCTGATTGGTGTTACAACCAACACCGCTCACTGGAAGCGACTGCAATGACCGACCTAGAGCTATGGATTGGGGCGGGGATACTGGTGGTATTGGGACTGTCGTATTTGTTTTGGGGGAGATGATTTTGGTGGCTGCATGGCTAGAACGAACCCTGCTGCATGGGCATTGTCTTGGCCGCTTATGTCGCAGGCAAACGTATGTGTACCGGCTATGTCGCCACTGTTTTTACAGACTGCCCGTCGGTGATTAATGGTCGGTTAGACAAGAGTTGATCGCCGTCCGGAGACATCCTCCGGCACTACGCCCGTCCGGGTATAATCGATTCCTTCAGTCTTCAGGGCTAACAGGACAAACCACACGATGAAGCTGAATAGTCCGCTGGACAGGATAAACCCCATCAACATTCCAAGAAGCAGGAGTTTCATAAAGTGAGGCGCGGGCGGCTTAGAGCCTATCCCGTTAGTTATATTAGCCACCCCGCCTCTTAAAGAGACCGCCACGCTTGTCCGCACCTCTAGGGCCGACCCCTGACTCGCGAATTTGAGGGCCGTTTAACGGACTAACCGGAGCGACCGGCTTGGCCTCGGGAGCTACCCCCGGCCATCTGGCGGCAAAATCTCCCCCGCCGTCATCGCGCAGAATTTGAGGCCGAACCGCCTGAACTTCATCGCTCGGACGGGGGATAACAGTGAAGTGAACCCCGGACATGGACTCCAGCATAGACGCCGCATACTTGGCTTCAAGTTCAGTGGGATACTCCCACGCCACCGATTTGTCCGGGTTAAGGAGTTGAAACATCCGGGGAATTAATGAACGCACTTAGCAAACGTAAACGCCGTCGGTGCATCTCGCACCGCACTACACCCCGGAGAGATTAAGGAGTCGGAGCGTCCGGAACCAGGTCGTCCACGGATTTGAGGCCAGCCGATACGGCGTTGGCCTTGGCTTCAACCGCGTCCGCTGCGGCTGAGAGTGCCGGTGAGATGGTTCCTCCGGCATCGATAAGGGCTTGCAGCTTGGCCACGGCTGCGATGAGCCCGGTGGTTTCGCCGGAGACCTTGGTGATTTCAGTATTGGCAGCGTCCAGGCTGTCAGCCACCGCGGTGAGCTTTGCTGTTAATTCTGCGTCTGTCGCCATAATAGTGTGTAGATGACCGTCGATTATTTTGAGAGCCTCAAAAATCCCGGCTAATTCCATGCGTTCTTCGCGGCTCATTTGAATCCACCGTATGATTATGGCTTGCGATGTCAACAGAATTAGAGGACAAAGAAAGAGTTGAGCACCCAACTCAAGTACGGAAATACATGGCCGGCAGACGCCAGCGCGGTTGAGATTGAACGCTCCTGTATCCGTAAGGGAGGAAAGTGGATTGGTAAAAAGACGGGGAAAGAGTATGGCGCAGGACTCTTCACTCACTACCGGAACCTGGAAACATTGTTGTGGCCCGAGGACGATCATCATCGGTGGAGCGACCTTCAGTTGCAGAACATCATTGATAACCGGATCACGGTGATCGGCGGAGCAAGAGATTCAGGAAAGACCTGGGGCGCTTCCAAATGGGCGTTGTGTGATTACTGGTGTTTCCCTCAGGAGACCTTGTTCCTGATGACGTCCACCACCATGCAAGGTCTGGAGCAACGGATCTGGGGTACGATTAAGAAATTGGTTCGAGCAGCCAGAGAACGTTACCCGCAGTTGGAAGGAAGTGTCGTGGACGCCAAGCACGGGTTATTCACCGACGACATATCGGGAGACGCCGAGATCCGCGACATGAACAAGGGGATCATCGGGATACCCCTTCTTTCAAGCCAGGACGAGTTCATGGGGATGGCGCTTAAGAACTTCGCCGGGATCAAACAAGTGAGACGGAGATTGCTAGGGGACGAGCTTCAGTTCATTCACGTCGATTACCTGAAGGTGTTGGACGCGATGGATAAGGGCGATTTCAAAGCCATCCTCTTAGGAAACATGATTGCCAATAACGGCAAGGCTTTAGATCGGGTGAGTGAACCCGTTGAGGGGTGGGCTAACCAGAAGGAACCCACCAAGACTTCCGTGTGGAAGAACAAGTACCACGGGATCACCGTCAATCTGGTCGGAACCGACTCGCCTAACTTCGATGCCTCGACCAGGAACGCTTACCCATATTTGATCGACCAGAAAGACGTGGATACCGTGGCAGCTCGACCGGGAGGGAAAGATTCCGTTGAATGGTGGAGCCTCATCATGGGCATCCGGAAAGCTGGGGCCATCAGCGACCGCGTGCTCACCGTTGAACTGGTCAACGCCAACAACGGGTTCAAAGATGTGCTGTGGGAGACAGAGCCTACGTTGAAGATTTACGGAATAGACGCAGGGTTCGGTGGGGACGCGTGCGTATCGACCTACATCGAGTGCGGGACAGAGGTTGGTGGGAGAGAAGTCATGAAGTTTGTGGAACAGAAAGTAATCCCCGTGACTGTCTCCGGAGGAACCACCGCGGAGGATCAGATTGCAACGTATGTCCGAGCCGACTGCGCGATGCTCGGGGTGCCGGATTCAAATGTGTTTGTCGAGTGCGGGATGAGGGCGACGTTAGCGGTCTCCTTTGGAAGAATAATGACTCCCGCCATTAACGCGATTAACTTCGGTGGACCGGCGACACAGCGTCCGGTCTCAAATGATCTTTTTGTGTTCGACGAACGGACACAGGAACGACGGTTAAAAACTTGTTATGAACACTACTCGAAATTTGTTAGCGAGCTTGCGTTTAATGTCCGAGCAGTCGTTGAGTCTGGCCAGGCGCGTACATTCCCAATGCGCTCGGCTGAAGAGTTCCAGAAACGGGAAACCCGATTCGTCTATGGCGACCGCCATGAAATCGAAACCAAATCGGAATACAAAGCGAGGAACGGGAGCGAAAGCCCGAACTACTCGGACTCCACAATGGTTGCGGTCGAAGGGGCCAGGAGGTTGGGGTTCGTTATTGAAAGGCTAGCCGAAGGCGGAGGTTCGTCACAAGATGACTGGCTGGCACTTGAAATAGATACCTACTCAACAACTCAAAAGAAATACGAACTAAATTACGGAGTATGAGAACAATACCGCTAACAAAAGGAAAAACAGCATTGGTTGACGATGATGATTTTGAAAGGCTGAGTCGTCATTCTTGGTCTGCCTATGAGCGGCGAGGGCTTTGGTACGCCAGGCGAGGAACCAGAAACAGAAAGCTTGGAGTGCAGAAGTTAATCAGCATGCACAGAGAAATTTTAAATGCTCCAGACGGAATAGATGTTGATCATCGAGATAGGGATGGATTGAATAATCAGAAGTACAACCTAAGATTATGCAACAGCAAGCAGAACGGGTGTAACAGCAGGTTCTACAGCAGCAACACGAGCGGATTTAGGGGCGTGTCTCGTGCGATGAGTAAAACCAATCCGTGGCAGGCAAGTATAAGGATTGATGGAAAACAAAAATACTTAGGAATCTTTAGTGATCGGCTGGCTGCGGCAATGGCGTACAACAATGCCGCTTTGGAATTTCATGGAGAATTTGCTAGAATCAACGAATTAACATGAACACATCACAAACCCCACCGGGTGGTTGGCAGTTCCATCAGCCTCAAACCGGATGGAGCGCACCATTCCCGGTCGGCAACACCCACGACCAGCAGGTGGTCAACATCATCAAACATCGGTTAGCCAACCCAGCAGTCACCGCCAAGCACAGGCTGGCGACTGACTTCAACAATGTGGCCAACGAACTTCAGCGGTTTACCGAGATGCGACTGGGAATCCCAGCCGCCCCAAAATCTATGCCCCCGCCACCGGAACAACCGCACGTCGCGGGGGCTGTTGCGGAGGCGGTTAGGAATGTGAAGAAGTTGGCGTCAGGTGCTGCTCTATTGCTGGAATGGCAGGAGAGTGGGGGGTCGCCGGTGCCACCGGACGTATCCGCGGCGCGCGCTGAGATATGCTCGTTCTGTCCCAAGAACGATACCAAGAAAGGGCTGACGGCTTATTTCACTACTCCAGTGGCTAACGAGATTCGGAAGAAACTTGAGAAGCTACACGCGTTAAAGCTATCGACCCCCAGCGACAGCACACTAGGAACCTGCTCGGCGTGCCTATGCCCACTACCATTGAAAGTGCATACACCACTTCACCTAATCCTGAGTCGGCTCAAGCAAGACCAGAAGGCCGACTTGGACCCAAGGTGCTGGATACTGCGAAGAAATTAAAAGTCCTGGTGGTTTACATTGCGGTGACGCACGGACCCATCACGGCGAACTATTGCTCACGGTTTGTTGGATCTTGGATAGTAAACCCTCCCGGAGTTGATTGTGATCTGGTCGTCTCCTGCAACGGTGGGCCACTGGCCATCGAAACGGCGATGTTGTTCCTTCCACTGCAAGCCAAGTTCTACCCTCGATCCAACGATCCTGGCTGGGACATCAGCGCCTTCCTGGACATCGTGAGAGCGTTTGAGTGCGACATGATCTGTTGCCTCGGTGAATCAGTTTACTTCCACCGCCCCAACTGGTTAAAGAGAGTAGTGGATACGTGGACGCGGTTTGGTCCAGGGATGTATGGGTTCTTCTCTTCTCACGCCGGCAACGCGCACCTGAACACAACGGCGTTCTGTGTGGACCCGAAGTATTTGAAAGGTTATCCCCATGTCAGCACACACGCCCAACGCTACGAGTTCGAGCACGGACCCACAGCGTTATGGCGCAGAGTCCATTCCTTTGGCGCTCCGGTTATGCTGGTGACCTGGGACGGAGCGTGGAAACCGGGACAGTGGAGACAAGGCAAGAACATCCTTTGGCGCGGCGACCAGACCAACTGCATGGTGTGGGCTAATCACGTTGACCGTTACTGGGCGGCGGCGCCGTTGACCAAGGCCAAGTGGGCTAACCGATCCGACCAACCTTTCCGGTGAAGATCTCAGTTACCTATCCACTCCCGTTCTACAACGCCGAGGTATGGTCGGAGTTTAAGCCATACACCGTTAGATTCTGTGAAACGTGGAACAAATTCCCGCCAGGAATAGATTGCGTTCTTAACGTATGGGTGATCCGTGGAGTAATTGATGATGGAATCATGTCCATGTTTCAGGGGCTGCCTGTCGTGTTCAATAATTACAACGGTCCTGGGTTTCACATCAGCGCACAGCAGCAGAGTGCCACGGATTCAAAGGAAAATTGTTTTGAAGTTAATTTCACAAGCCGTTGTTACTTCCATAGATCTGGATGGCTAGAAAGGTACTATCTTGCAAGAGGGCAATACGGACCTGCACTCTATGGAATAGCGGACTCATTGGACTCCCATCATCATCTTTGTACTAGGGGACACGCCTACGACACGGATGATATGAAACAATACCCTCATCTGATTGACAGCAGGATAAAGGAATACTTTCAGGAGTCGGGCGAGGGTTGTCTTTTGGACTGGTTCAGGTCAATCGGCAGGAAGGCATACATTGTTTCTTGGTCTGGAGTTAGAGAGGTTATTGATAGGCCCGTTGAAACCGAGAACGGTTGGAGATGCGGGGATCAGAGCGACGTTTTAATATGGGATAAGCACAGTGACATATATGCCAACGCCAGCGATGCGGACAAAGCCAAGCTCCATCGCATCTGCTATGGACCATGAAACTCGCCGTGTTCTATCACGCCCGCATCAGTGGAGGATCGGCTAATATCAACCCTGAGTTTGGCAAGCTATTGCTCAAGCACCAGTTGGATGCGCTGGTCAACAGCGGTCTTTACCAAGCGGCGGATGAGATCATGATCGGACTCAACGGCAGTGAGGAGGATTATCATTACGTCAGCAAACATTGTCCGGAGGACATCTGCGTGCTGTGGCACGGGAAAGATTCCGAGTCGCTTTTGCCCACGATGCGGTTTATTCAGGAAGTGGTGCCCGACATCAAAGACCATCATTGTTTGTTCTTCCACACCAAAGGTGTCACACACCCGCACAGCGCCATTGATCGGGCTTGGAGAGAGTGCATGGAGAATGTGTGCATCACTCACTGGCATAAGTGCGTGTCCGATTTGGACAAAGGCTATGACACCGTGGGTTGCCATTGGCTGACTCCGGAACGGTTTCCGGGAATGGTGAAGAGTCCGTTCTGGGGCGGGGTGTTCTGGTGGGCGACATCCAAGTTCCTGTCACGGCTGCCGAAGCTGACAGAGAAAAACCCAACGTGCCGGGAGGAATGGTTTATACCAGAGCACTGGATTGGGACTGGGCCAAGGCCGAGCGTGAGAGACTATCACCCCTTCTGGCCAAGTGAGAGAGGCTGTTCACAAGCAAAACATCTATGCATATAAAAGACCTGTTTCATGCTGTAGGACCATGGACCACGATGTTCAATGTGGACGGAGAGGCGTGCGGCGGAACCGAGGACAAGGAACACGACCCTGTGTTACTATGGGAACTCGAAAAGATCGGTGGGTGCAAAGGTAAGAACATAGTAGAGCTTGGCCCTTACGAAGGGGGACAGACGGTCGCGCTATGCCGAGGGGGAGCCAACACCGTTATCGGAATTGAATCAAACCCAAATGCTTACGTCAGGTGTTTGGTTACTAAGCGGGTGATGAATCTGCACAACGCCGAGTTTGTTTATGCCGATGCGGCCAAGTTGTTGCCCCTGTCCAAGCATCCACCTATCGACTTCGTGCTGGCTAACGGTGTCCTGTATCACCAGCGAAATCCCGCCAAGCTCATCTATGACTTGGCAGAGATGACGGACGCAGTGTTGGTGTGGACGCAAGTCGCCAATGATACAAGCCCAAGCAACCTCTCCGCTCATTGTGAAGTTGACGAGAAACTATATCACGGGCGATTAAACACTTACGGCGAGCGTAAGCCTGAGTTCAGCGGTGGACCCAACCCGACTTCACTCTGGTTATTTCCTGAGGAGATGCGGAGATGTTTCAAGGAAGCGGGGTTCAACAACTGGATTGAGAAACCGTGCTTTGCCAACGGTCACGGAGATTGCATGTTGTTCGTCGCACGGAAATGAAGATCACTTTCATCGTATCTTCGTACGACCGTCCGGCGATGCTTCGACTGATGCTGTCGTGTCTTCAAGTGCAGACAGAGAAAGACTGGGAATGCATCATCGCCAACAACAATCCTTACCCAGCACAGAACAGCGAGCAGCAATGGGTCATATCCCAGTTCAACGATCCCAGGTTCATCTACAAGAACCCCAAGCTCAAGGACGCCTACGAATCAATATGGGCACTGGCGCCCGAGTCTCGTGGAGATTGGCTGTGCTTTCCCAGTGATGACTGCTACTACGTCCCGCAGTTCGCGGAGAGGATGTGGAAGTTGGTAACATCAAACCCCGCCTTCGACTTTGTGTATTGCGACATGATTTACGACCCTCGACCAAGTGAAGGCCGAGACTGGTATGCTGTGGTCAACACTTCACCCAATCAAGGTGCCATCGACAAGGCGGGGTTTCTGGTCCGAAAATCCTTGTTCCTCAAGGTTGGATGGAGAAACGTGGAAGGACAAAGCGCACTGCTACAGGGGAGTCGGGACGGTATGTTGGCCGAGGATTTAGCCAGGAGAGGAACACCGATGGTTAAGGCCAAGGGGATCATGCTGGTTCATAATTAGCTTGTCACCCCATTGATTCAGTCGTAACGGATAGTCTATGAGATTTCAAAATGTCGGTGAGGTTGAGCAAGTCGTTTGGAATGCGAGACTAGCCGACCTTCCACGCGCGGAGAACCGGGCCATCCTGCAACGTACGTATAATGGGGAACCGCCTTATGACAAGAACAAGGACCAGGAGAACTCACGTCAGGTCAACCGCAACTTCCTGCACGGTACTCGAGTCATCAGCGAAGCACGGAGACAGTGGAACGGCGGGTTCCTTCGCCCATCGAATTACTTCTCAGTGACAGTGGACTCTGGTCCCGCCCACAAACGATCTGAGTGGCAGAGAACTATCACCCGACACATCAACCGCCAGTTGAAGCGCGACTCGAACATGATGGAGCAGGTGAGGGCGACCGGAGCACAGGTCATGCTTCACGGGATTGGACCGGTGGTGTGGACTGATAGGCGTGATCCGATACCACGTCCCATTCCCATAGCGTCGCTGATGATTGCCAGCGAGACAGACATTGATTTCAGAAACCTTGATTGGTACGCCATGTTTCAAGAGTGGACTCCGACGCAGTTGTACCAGATGACGCACGGTCCCAAGGTCGATCCCGGATGGAACATGAAAGCGGTGGACGCGCAGTGGTCTTACATGCGCGAGCAACTCCAAAAAGAGCCGAACTCCACTGCGTATCAATACATGCCGGAACGCATTGAAGAGTTGGCCAAGCAAGACCTAGCCTTTTGGGGAAGTGACGCCGTTCCTACGATTGACGTGTGGGATGTGAAGTTCCGGGATGACGAAGATGGTAGTGGTTGGTATCGACGGATATTCCTCGACTGGAACGTAGGCGAAGGGGAGATGAAGTCTTACAAGGAATCAGGTGGAAGACCCGAGACACAGAACAAGGAAGGATGGCTCTACACCAGCGGCAAGCGGAAGTATTGCGATAACCTATCCCAAGTCTTGCACGTTCAGTATGCCGATACCTCGTGCTTCGCGCCGTTCAAGTATCACTCCGTCCGGTCCCTTGGCTGGATGATGTGGCCGGTCGTTGATTTGCTCAACCGGCTCAACTGTCAGTTCACCGAGAACGTGTTCATGAATTTGCTCTGGTGGTTTAGAGCCGCCAGCAAGCAGGACTTCGACAGGGTGAAGAAAGCCATGTTCGAGCACATGGGAGTCATTCCGCAAGGAATAAGCATGATCAGGGCGGAGGAACGGTTTAAGCCCGACCCCGCCCTGCTCGAACTCGCCTTCGGTTCATTCCGACAGACCATCTCCGAGAATGCCGCATCGTTCACGCAAGACTTCGACAAGGGCAACTCAGGCAAAGAGATGACTGCGACGGAGACCATGGCGAGGATCAACAACACCAACGCACTGGTGAGCGGGATGTTGGACCTGGCTTACAAGTATGCGATCCCCCAATACCGTGAAATCAGCCGCAGGTTCTGCTTGCCCAACAGTCCATACAAAGCGGTGAGAGATTTCCGCCTAGCCTGCCTCAAGGACGGTGTGCCGGCTGAAATGCTGGATGTGGAGAAGTGGGAAGTTGAACCTGACAAAGTAATGGGCGGCGGCAACAAGACTCTAGAACTTGCCATCGGCAATCAGCTTCTTCAGATCCGCAAGAACCTTGGACCGGACGCACAGAGGAAGGTGGACCACACCTACATCGAAGTTGTCACGGACGATCCCGCGGTAGCCGAGGACTTGGCACCACTCAAGGATCAGAAGATGTTGTCGCCATCAAAGCATGACGCTCAGTTGTCCACCGACCGAATATTACGCGGGCTCAAGTTCGATATGACACCCGAGATGGTTCCCGAAGATTACGTGGTGGTGTGGCTCGGAGACATGGCGGCTCTCATCCAGCAATATCAGCAGGCGCCACCGGACGTGAAGGAACTGGCGGGCATGGGCAACTTGGGCCAGCACATCGGAGTCGCTCTCCAACAAATGGCTGGTAACGATGATGAGAAGCAGAAGGTCAAAGAGTTTGGAAAGGTGCTCTCCGGTCTGATGAAGAACTTGCACGACATGGCGGCACAGCTCCAGAAGCAACAAGCGCAGCCACAGGACAACGGCGGAGTGGACGCCAAGACCGCAGCAACCCTCAAGGGCAAGATGATCATTGACCAAGCTAAGGCGGCGAACACCCGCGAGAGCCACGCGGCACGCACGGCGCAACGGCAGGCTCAATGGGAACTGGAGCAGCAGCGTAAAGATAGGGAGTTGGCTAACGACATGCGGCGTAAGAACCTTGAGGCGCAGCAGGAGCTTGGGGTCAACGCCATCAAAGCGATGCAGGAGGTCCACCATAACCGGCTGAAGAGCCTTAATGACGATGCCGGAGGGGAATAGCGAACTGGACGATGACGGGTTGCCGGAAGATTTCCATGACTGGGAAGATGACGAATGAAAGAGATTAGCGACGTAACGGCTTGTGTTGTGGACAGCGGCTTGTTCTTGCCTCTAGCACATTGCATGGCAGAGAAGTGCAAGCGAACTCTCTACTGGTCACCGGACGTCCGTGCGTTCCCATCGGTGAAGCAGGCGTGCATCGGGGATGGGTTCAGCGACATCGAACGGGTCCGCGACTTCTGGTCTGAGTTGAATGACATCGACCTGTTCGTGTTCCCCGATATTGGGCAAGCAGCACTTCAAGCCCATCTCAAGTCCATAGGAAAAAGTGTTTGGGGTTCGGGAGACGGCGACGTGCTAGAATTGAACCGTGAGAAGTTCATGCGAGTTCTGGCTAAGGTTGGTTTGGATGTGCCTGAGTTTGAAGTCGTGGTAGGATGGACCAACCTCAGGCATTACCTTCAAGACCAAGAGGACTGTTACATCAAGATCAGCCGTTACCGCGGTGACATGGAGACGACTCACTGGAGGTCGTGGTCACAGGACGAGAACTGGATTAACTGGCTGGCGGTCAACTTCGGTTCGGTCAAAGAACACATACGGTTCCTCGTGTTCAAGAGTATCGACACTGACTTGGAGATTGGCGGCGACACGTATTGTGTTGGTGGACGGTTCCCCGACAAGATGCTCAATGGCTTGGAATGGAAGGATAAAAGCTATTTCTCCGCGGTGACACCCACGGGAGAGATGCCTGACCAACTCATTAAGGTCATGGACGCCTTTGTTCCGTTCCTTACCGAGGTTCACTATACCAACCAATGGTCAATGGAAGTTCGGGTGCAGGACGACAAAGCCTACTTCATCGACGCCACCACGAGAGGAGGAATGCCATCCAGTGGTTCACAGCAACTTATCTGGAGTAACTTCCCCGAGATTATCTGGGCTGGGTCCAACGGTGAATTAGTCCAACCAGAGCCCGCCGCGCAGTTCTCCATCGAGTGCATGATTACCAGCAAGTGCGGCAAGGATTTGTGGGACGAAGTGGAGATTGATCCTGAGCTGATCCCGTGGGCACGGTTTTCCAGTTGCGCTTACATCGACGGTCGCTACTGTTTCCCACCGGACGAATTTCATGAGGGAGAATTGGGTTGGCTGGTGGCTCTAGGAGACACTCCCGCTGAAGTCCTTGCCCGTATAAAATGCCTGGCCGACCTTCTTCCGGATGGCCTAAACGCTGACGTGGAAGCTCTGGCTGGAGTCATCAAGGAAATCGACCAAGCCAAAGAGGAAGGTATCCCGTTCACCGATCAACCCGTTCCTGACCCTGCCACGGTAATTGAGGATTGAATATGCCAAGCCCACTCGACAACATCCCTCCGGTAAAACCAATCGACCCTGTGGAACGTTCACTCTCAAAGCCAAACCCGTTTGCTAAACCCGGCAGCATCACCAAGACCGCACCCGCCAAGGCGACAAGAATGCGAACGCTCAACTGGAAGCGCGGTCGTGGCCGGCCACGGATACATCCCAAAGACCCACGCAACGTGACCTTCTTCTGATATGATACGCAGCCCAAAGGAACGGTTCATTGCCAGTGCATCGGCTTCAGTGTTCCGCAAGATGGCCACGTCTTTTGAATTTGAAGAGGCTGCGGTCGCCGCCATGATTGAAATGGAGCGGGACATGCCGATGGACTGTTCTCCAAACCAAGCCGCCGATGCTCACAACCAGATGGTTGGAGCGCGCAAGTATCTCGATAAGCTTGTGACAATTTACCAGCCAGAAGTGACATCCGAAGAACCCACTCATCCAACACTCAACTACGAACACGGAGTATAATTATGCCAGCTATCGCAGCACCACCTTCACCGAGCGCAACGCCCACAGCCGGGGTTGCCCCCACACCAGCCCCGGCTCCTATCGTCGAGAAAGAGCCGTCGTCCTACATGGCCGACGTGGAGTCGGAACTGTTGGAGATGACGCGTGATCCTCAACCCGAGAAGGAGGCAGATGAACGCCCAAAAGGCGAACGTGTCAGGGGTGCGGACGGGAAATTTACGAGCGAACCCGAGCCGCCCAAAGAAACGGAGAAGCCTGGCACCGAACCTGTCTCTGGAAAAGAAACAACCGAAAAGGTTGAGGACAAGCCCAAGCCCGGAACCTTCGCCGCCCTCCGCAAGGCCCACGAAGAATTGCAGAAGAAGCGGGACACCGAATGGCATCCCAAGATCCAAAAGCTTGAGTCCCAGGTAAAGTCCTACGAACAGAAGATCCGGGATCTGGAAACCAACTCACCGGCACTCCAGCCGATGCAGGATAAGTTGTCGGCCATCGAGAAAGAGAACAACGCTCTCAAGGAGGAGATTCGCTACGTCAACTACAAGAAACACCCTGAGTTTGTCGATAAGTATGAGAAACCCTACAACGAAGCGTGGTCCAAGGCTGTGTCAGAGGTTACACAACTTAGTATGGAGATGGAGGATGGCACGGTGCGAAAAGCCACCGCCAGTGACTTTCTGGCGCTTGCGAACGCGCCGCTGGACCAACTCGACGATCTTGCTGCGAAGTGGTTCCCGAAGTCATCGGCGCGTGTGATACGCCACGTAGAGAAAGTCCGTGACTTGGCCGATCAACAGGAGAAAGCCCTTGATGACGCTAAGAAGAACGCCGGCACACGAGAGTCCGAGATGGTAAAGCAAGCACAACAGCGGGACGCCACTATCACCCAGGTGTACAAACAAACGAACGATGAACTTGTTAAAAAATATCCCAAGTGGTTCGCTCCAGAGGAAGGAGATGCTGAAGGCAACACGGCGTTGGAGAAGGGTTATGAGTATGCTGATAGTGTGTTCGGGGGCAATGGCACTCTGGCGCCTGAACAGAAGGCGAAGAGACTTGCGGTTATACGCGCCAAAGCAGCCAGCTACGATAGGCTGGCGCGCAGGCTCAAGGCGCGGGAAACCCGAATAGCTGAGTTGGAGAACTCACTGGCTGAGTATGAGAAGAGCGAGCCAACCACACAAGAGACGGCTGTGCCGGGAACGGTTGCAGCGGGGAACTTCTTTGAAACCATCGAGCAGGAGATTCGCGCACTTGCCAAATGAGAATCAAACCACTCACCGGACACGTTCTAATAAAGGTTCTTCCACCCGACACCGTAACCAGTGGCGGGATACAGATACCCAATCACACTTTTTCTCCTGAAGAGCAGCAGCAACGCGCTCATCACCCTGAACCACCACCACCTCTTAAGTGCAAAGTCTTAGAAATAGGTCCGTGGAAGAAGTTAAAGAACGGGCTGGCTTTACTGCCTCCGTTCACGACTAACGCCACCGTACTTATCCGCAATGGCAGCGGTAAACCACTCAACTATGGTATGACAGAAGAGTTGAGATTGGTGAGGAATGAGGATGTGCTAGCCGTACTCACCTAAAGATAGTTGTTGACGGAACAGGAGAACAGTCATAGTCCTACCTTCAGTGAGTCAGTATAGGCTGACACAGCGGGTGACAATCCCGCAGGCGGCGTAGAAGCTCGCCACTTCCTTCATGGTGTAAGGCCGTGGACATTAACCGAACGTCCACGGCTGAATTGTTTTCTGCCACAAACGTTCACAACAAAAACGAATTTCTATGGCAGACATCAGTTGCACAAAATTTGCAGATTATATTTCCCGCCGTTCAGAGCATCTCGACGACATGATCATCATGTCCATGCATCCATTGGATTCACAGTGGATTGGCCACGTATCCACCGGACGATTCAAGGCCGAGGACGGCGTTGAGCACACCTTCGACCGGTTCGAGAACGTATTTCCCAAGCTGGGTCCATGGGCCGATGTGCGCGCCGCGTCCTGCGTAGGAGCACCCTGTTACAAGCCCGGCACCAAGGTTGGTCTGGGATTCACTCGGGACAGCTACAAGTTGCAGGAAGCGCAGTATGAGACAGACCTGTTCTGCTGGGACTTGATTCTGTCCGCCGACCGAGCTACGCAACAGTTCGCTCATTTCATCAAGGTTCTCCGCAGAATTTCCACAATCGTCTGGTCCCACCGTTTCCGCACTGAAGCTTTGAGGATTGCCAAGTTCCGCTGGGTGTGCGCGAACAACACGCTGGTCCCTGTGACCGCGGCGTGGAACACGGCTATGACGCAACTGACTTTGACTCCTACTGTGGCAGGCACCGACTCGCTGCCGACGTCCGCACTGGGCGCACGCCACTTACAGCGCCGGGTTGACCCGCAGATTCGGTCCGGAGCAGAAGGCCCGACCATCAACAAGCAGATGCAGCCGATGCTGGAGCTTGTGACCACGATGGACACGATATGGAACCTGACTGAAGGCGACCCGCAACTGGCCGACCATTGGCGGTTTGCCCTGTTCGCTGACGCCACCAAGTACTACAAGTACGGCTGGACTGGTTCCTGTGGTAACTTCGGTCTCCGCGCCGACGCTTACCAACTTCGGTTCAACATCCACTCGCACGACGCCGGCACAGGTGTCACTGTGCTCGATGTGGTGTTCCCTTACACGAACATCGCCGCGACCGAAGGCATCAAGGAAGATGTGAACCAGGACTTCGACACCGCGCGTGTTGAACTGGACTTCATCTGGCACCGAAAAGCGATGACATCGCTGGTCCGTGACGCCAAAGCTATTAACCCCGAGATGCCGTTTGCCGCGCGCGACTTCGCCGGTAAGTGGCAGTTCGTCATGGACAACCTGACGTGCGGGACGGGTGTGGACGCCAACGGTTTGGTTTTCCCGATCCCTGTGAACAACGAACGGAGGAACCAAGGCAAGTTCATCACCGACTTCGGCGGGGCTATCCAAAGCGAATACCCCGAACTAGCGGAAGCGTTTATCTCACTACGCGGACCCGCCTGCATCGTGGACATCCCGGTATGTCCCGCCGATCCTGGCTATCCTTCGCAGAACTACGAGAGCGCCAACGCGGCTTGCGCGACGGTCGCCATCAACATCGTTCAGACTCCGATTCTGGACACGGCTACGGGCACCTACGAGATCCCGATGAACACGGTTCTGTGCAACGGCATTCAAGTCGTTCACGACGCCGTTACTGGAACGGCTACGGTTGCCGCACTGGTTGTTCAACTGAACAGCGTCCTTGGTTCATTGGGAACGTGGACGGTCAGCGGTGGCACCAACATTTCTCTGAGTACTACATCCTGCACGAGCATTGGAATGCCGTGGAGCGATACGGCCTAGTCTGTTGAGTTGGGTTATGGGGGCGGTGCCTGAAACCACCGCCTCCTTTTCAAAACTATGATGACTCCAGATAACCACGATGGAATGGACGAAGGCTTGTATGGTGAAGAAGAAAAGGGCGAACCCAAAACCACCGATGAGGCCACTGAATCGTCAACTGGCCTTATCTCGAAATCGCTCCTGGGCGGTAAGCATTTCGGCGTGGGCGATGAAGTCGTACTCGAGATTGTTGCCGACCACGGAGAAGAGGTAGAAGTCAAATACGCCTCCGAAAAGCCTGAGTCCAAAACTGAAAGTGAAACCAAACCCGACGGCGGCGATGAGCTGTCGTCCATGAATGAAAGCTATTGATTTATGATTGTTGAAACCGATCCATGCTCGATAAGTGAACTGACACCCGACTCAAAATGTTTCCGGTGCCTTAGCCCGAGCCAGAAGAGAATCGCCACCGTATGGTTTATGGCGCAACTGTTGAAGCTCATTGACGGAGCCGACTACACCGATGTGAATGACTTGATGGAAGCCTCCAAATGTTTGAAGTGCGAGCCTGACTCCACATTGGAAGACTTTGAAATCGTCATCTGGCTCAACGCGGCGATGGACGCTGGACTGAGCGCCATGACTCTGGCCGAGGTGCAGGCGGCAATCAAATGCTTCTTCTGCCTTGATCCCAAAGCCGTAAAAGCTGCCAAGACGCTGCTCCTCTGCCGAATTTCAGCTATCCAATCTGCACCGATAGTCCTGTAGTTTTTCCCTACATACCGTATGACAAACCTGTATCCTGCTACCGGGAGGTTTGATGGCTGATTGTACTCCGAAAACTTTGCTGGAAGGAGCCAAGTGCATACTGTGCATGACGGAGAAGCAACTGCTCGCCGCGATGGTGAGCATCATGTGCGAGGGATCGCCAGCCGGAATCGCTTGTCCATCCTTCAATAATCTGGTCTGGGATGACCCGGTAGACAACCTGGTCCTGCCGCAGTCCGGTCCCGCTCCCAATACCGGCTCTGCCACTGAAACATTCCCTTCATCCAACGCAATCAGGTTGGTGGCCAGCGCCACGATGACGGTGATTGGACAGCAACTCAACTTCTCAAACACCAACCAGAACTCGCCCCTGACAATTCCCGACACTGGATCAAGCTGCAATGTGAGCGTCAACATCCGCAGCGTCTCCGGGTTCACGACCTACGACGTGAAGATTTGGGATGTGGGATTTAACAACAACTATTTCGATACCGGATTGATTGTTGTCGGCGCTACCGGAACTACCACCTACCCATTTGTCCTTCCTGCTGGGCTCACGCAAGTCGTCTGCCAGATTATCGTTCAATGCGGACAACCTAACCCTCCGCTATCCGGAGCAATCGACATTCAAGCCGACTTTGGAGTATGAGCAATGCCTGACTGCACACCATCAACTTTAACTGAGGCATCAAAGTGCCTTAACTGTCTCACTCACAAACAATTACTCGCCGTATCGGTTTACATCAACTGCACTGCTAATGGTATGGACTGCACACCGGAAACTTTATTGGAGGGGGCCAAGTGCCTCTTGTGTATGACTGAGAAACAACTGATCGCCTCGCTGGTGTACGTCCTGTGCCAGAGCGGTGGAGGTTCATCTGGAGGAGGTGTATCCTGCGGTGCCTCCGACCCTGTGGATACTCCCACAACAACCTGCGCGGTATATATCAACACGACCACAGGTAGAATCTGGTGGTATTACACAGGACAATGGAACTGATTATGAAGCACCTAACTATTCTCTTACTCATCCTGTCGGCCTTCGGAGCCTACGCCGCGCCACCGGTCCCACTCTACGTAGGCCACTTTCAAGGCAAAGGTAACATCAATGACTTCGTTGGAGATGGTACAGGACTCAGCAACGTTACGGCGGTCGCACTATCATCCAACACCATCCATAACGCCTCCAGTGCCAGCATTGGTATCACCACCAACAGTTCAACCCTAAACACTCCATATCTTCAACCGGCGGTGACGAATGACTTCTACCTCATGTCAACAAATGAGGCTTTGTTCGCCACACAGAATGCAACGAACAATACGAAGCTTAACGCCAACGGTATAGCCTTGCTTACGGATGTGACAAACGAGGCGTTAAAGGCCACACAGAACGCTACGAATAAGACTGTGCTTCGTGTCAACGCCACGAACATCGACAACAACCTTCAAGTTGCGAACTTCAACGCAGGAACATCTGCCAGCGGCTCCACGTTCTGGAGGGGGGATGGAACATGGGGAACTCCTCCCGGAGTAGGGGGTACGGGCATTGCCACCAATAGTGGAACAGGACTAGGAAACACCTTCACCAACGCCACGCTGTGGAACGGAACGAACCAGGGATTGGCGTTCACCAGCCCTGGGTCCGGCTTGCGTTCGGAGCAGTTCGGCTCAGGATCTATTGCATCTGGAGTCAATGCGACTGCTTTGGGTTCAACAGCAGCCGCAACCAACACTGATGCTACCGCTTTAGGTAGAGCATCTCTGGCCGATGCAGCAAGCACGGCTATCGGATCTGGTGCTGTGGCGTTCGCAGATGGAGTTAACGGAAGCACAGCTATCGGATTTCGAGCAACAGCCAGGGCACCCCTCAGTGTTTCCATTGGTGGATTGGCCTTAGTAGCGGCGACCCACACCAATAGTATGGCTATGGGAGTGAGCGCAACCACAACGGCAGCCCACCAAATCATGCTCGGCACAGCAACCGAAGTCGTGGTCGCTCCCGGTGGAATCCAAAGCCCGTCTTTCGCAGGCTACCCATCCAATAGCTTCATGCAACTCTACGACCCCGCTGGTGTGGTGTATCTCTTGTCCACAAACAATTACCTATTCGTCACCAATGCTGGCAATGGTGTCATTGTGGCGAATAACATTGGTGGAAGTGCATCCGGCATCACCAACGTTCCAGCCGCCGCAATCTCGAATCAGAGTGCATTGGTTGTTGGACAGGCTACCCACGCAACCAATGCGGACAATGCTGTTTGGGCCACCAACCTCGCAGCCCAAGCAACTATCAATGTCGGAACGCTGAATGCCGGGACGTTGGTTGTGACAAATACCATCACCGGCACTGGTTCTGGGATCACTGGTATTCCAGCTGCAGCGATAACCAATCAGAGCGCACTGGCGGCGGGGACGGCGACGACCAGCACTTACGTCACCACAAGTCCACTCACCAACAACGTCAGCGGAACAGCCGCAAGCACAACCGACGCAGGAACCTACTGGGGCGCACAAGCCACACTCGGAACAAACACTCTAACGCTGAACAACAAGTATTACTATTTCAACGCAGCCAACGATACGAGCATAACGAACCTGACGGTCAGCGGCGGCTGTTGGGCGGTGCTGGTTATCAACAACACCAATGCAGCAACTACGATCCATACACGCTGTGACGTATCGGGCATCGGCATCATTGGCACAGTAGCCTACACCGCGAACACAAATGGGCTCGTTGTGGCTGCTGGCAAGACTGCGATTTACAGCGTTATGTCCATGAGCAAAACCAACTACAGCAATGCTGTTCAGCAATGAAGTGGATCATTATTTTGTTATCGTGCTGCTCGTGTTTTGGTCAGGCGTTTAGCTTTGCAGACCCAACAGTGGCGTCATTTGGTGGAGCGCCTGCTGCTGGAAATTCTGGACTTTCTAATCTCCTTGCAGGGGCCACGGATGGCTACCCAGTTTATGTGGATTACACAGCCGACAATTACGCGTCCAATGCAACGTCGGCTGTGATTACCGATAATTGGACGAATCATTTGGATGGCACGAGCGTCATTTCGGACCATACCAAATGGGCGTTGATCGATGCCAGTGTGCTCAACGGTCACAAGGGCATTCACATGCCTTCCTCGGTTGGGAGCCTAACCAACCAAGTATATACACTTCCTTCTCCCCATGAAGTATGGGCTGTGGCTGCGATTACCAATATATCTAACCCGACGATCTTTGACTCAATCAGTGCAGCGCAGAGAAACGCAGGGGTAGGTGTTTCTCCAAACTTCAGAATGCAATCAATCGGAGGCTCCGTTCATATAGATGGCAGTCTGAACAACATGACCAATAGATACATGATGTTTCGATTCAATTTTACCGATGGCGCCTCACAGTGGTGGACAAATGGAATATCGGTAGTAAGCGGAAATCTGGCAACAAATGTAGTGTCTGGGTTAGTGATATTGAACGGCCAGACTTTGAGCGGCGCTGGCAACGTCTCACTCGTTGCATTGCGCGTATTCGCAACCAACCTTTCGGCGGGAGCGGTTAGCACCATGTCGAACTACATCTTCACGAACTATTTCCCCAGCGGTTTCCCATGAGGCTGGCTTTGTTCATTTGCCTGTTCTCATTGTCCGCGATTGGCGGGACATTCTATGTCGCAACCAATGGGAATGATTCATGGAGCGGAACGTTGGCGTCTCCAAACGGTGGGAATACGGACGGTCCATTCTTAACTCTTCCAGCGGCTCGGAATGCATCAAGAATAGCGAACCCACAAACGAGTGCTTGTGTGGTCTATGTCGAACAGGGCAACTACATAATGGATTCACAGTTGTTTCTTACCAACACAGACAGCGGTTCATTGGCGCATCCGATGATTTACAGCAATTATCCCGGTCACAGTCCAATACTCATTGGAGGTCATTTTCTGACCACATGGTCTGCTGTAACAAATGCAACCGTGTTGGCAAAGCTCTCCGCTAGTGCTCAGACGAATGTTGTTCAAGCCGATGTAAGCAGTTACTCGATAAGCCCTGTAGCTGAATATGGTTATCCAGCACAGTTTCCCCCCACAGGATGGAAACCAGTGAACGAGCTTTACTTCAATCAGATACCAATGACCATTGCGAGGTATCCCAACGGAGAGACAAACTGGCTTCTGATGGGAACAATCATAGATACGAATAAGTGGACTTGTACTAATACAGTTCCATACACATGGCTTTCAGGTACCAGCGGACTTCAGGTCGTTGGTTACATCCGAGCGGATTATGCGTTCTTTTCTTCGTTTGTAACTGCTATCGACACCAACACGACAACCATCACAGTTGACCCCACTCCGATTGGAGCTACACGGCACACAGCCTTTCTTAACCAGAGGTACTTCTTCCAGAACCTGTTGTCTGAACTCGATTCAGCCGGGGAATACTATATCGACCGGACCGCATCAAATATCTACTTTTGGCCACCGACAAACATTGCGGGAGCTGAGTGCTTGTTTGGAACGACTTCAAACCTCCTGCAAATCAACAACGCGAGCAACATCCAGATTTGCGGTTTAACCTTTGAAGGAACAACGAAGTATTTAGCTACTGTTGCTGGCAGCAGCAACATTGCGTTCGGACATTGCACACTTAGAAACTGTGCCGGGCAAGGGCTTTACGTTTCAACATCTCCAGGTAGCGGTATTGATCGTTCAACACTGTACGGAACCGGACAAGCCCCGGTGTATCTCGATGGTGGCGATAGAACCACTTTAACTCCAGGCAGCAATTACGCCAACAACTGCACCATTCATGACTATGCGCGTTTAGACAGAACCTATCAACCAGGGGTTCACTTCAATGGTGTAGGTATCACAATGGCGCACAACCTCATCTATAACTGTCCACACAGCGCCATACTCGGCAACGGAAACGACAACCTGGTTGAGTACAATCATATTCATGATACAAACCTTGAAACGGCAGACGCAGCAGCTATTTACATCAACGCTGACTGGACCATGTGCGGGAATGTCTTCCGGTTTAATTATATCCACGATGTCCACCAGCTTTCCGGAGCAACTGATATAACCGGAGTAATTGGGATTTACTTTGATGCAGCTTTGAGTGGCAACTCGATTTACGGCAACTGTTTCAATCGCATCGATAAGTACGGAATCTTCGTTGGCGGCGGGAGGAGCACGATTATATCTAACAACTGTTTTGCCAGTGTTTATTACCCCACTCTCATCAGTCAAGAACTCACACGTAATAACGGGTTGCTTCTATCGTTATCCAACAAGCTGGTAGCTCTTCCGTACAACACCCCGCCCTGGAGCACCAAGTATCCATTTCTTTCAAGCATACTCACAGACCCCGCTCACATTACCCTTGCGATGAATGATGTGATCACGACTTGCACACAGACCAATGCACACTTTGGAGCTGCTTTGTGGACGGTGTTTCAGGACGGTGCGGGAACAAACGTGGCCCAGCTTAATAACTATGCCAGTGGTGACGCGCTCTATGTGAATTATCCGGCTGACAATTTCAGGCTCCAAACCAACTCGCCGCTCTATTCTCTAACACCAGCATGGACGGATATTCCTTATGATCTGATTGGGCCATTGGCCGATCCCGCACCTCCCGCCAGTGGGTTCTCCGGCACCGGCAACTTCACTTTCAGATGAAATCCATTATCACAATTTGGACGTTAATGTTCACAATTTGGACATACGCCGACCTGACGGTTGGCACCATCAACGCCACGGCAGTGAATGCTGGCACGGTGACGAACGCTCCGTCAGCGTCAGGCAGTTACAACCCAACCAATAACTCAGATAACGTAACTCCCGATTATTGGGTTTACGCGAATGATGTGTCGTCATCTCCGGTATCGTCTTGGCCAGATAGGACAACGAATGGAATAAACCTTTCAGCCGCCACCACTGAGAGGCCGGCATTAATAACATCCGGACTTAACGGTCTGAATTACATTGCTTTTGATGGAACGCAAAACAGGATGAAAAACACCGTTTACCAGCAAGCACAACCCAACGAGATTGTATTTGTGGCGGCGTTTACAAATACCGGAAACACTTTCTTCTTCGATTGCACCAACGGCAGCGCAGCGCACTATTACGGACTTATTGGGAACGCCTACAGGATATCTGGAGGTTCTCAACAGGACGTTGGGATATTTGTTACAAACAAATGGATGGTATTGGACGTGGTGTTCAATGATGCGTCCTCGGCTATTTACACAAATAACGTCTCGGTTGGAAGTATCTCAGCGCTTGGCACGAATCCCCAGTCAGGAATAGAGATTGGAACCGGGATTGATGTGTTCTTTGGCAATGTGGCCTTTGCTGAGATTCTTGGATATAAGGCAGTCCTCGGAACCACCGCTAGGTTGAACCTGTTTAATTACCTTACAAACAAGTACGTCCTTCCACCATGAAATGGTTGCTCTTCATTTTCATGTCGGGAACTGCTTATTGCGCCACCAACACGGCAGTCAGTGTTGATCGCGCTGACGTGCTTGCTGCGATTGCATTGTCGTCTGATGGTGATACTGTGCTAATCCCATCCGGTTCGGCCCACTACACCACGAACATGACTTTCAACAAGGCAATCTGGTTAATTGGGGCAGGGACAAACAGCACAATTATTTACGACGATATACCAAATGGAAGTGATTCTCTTGGAGATCTCTCATCGATAATTCAAATCAGCACAGTGTCGAATTCAAACTATCGCCTGTCCGGTATATGCTTTCCGAGCAACACAGTCAGAAGCGCTGTTCTTGGGGTGGCTAAAATACAGATTACAGGTTCTGGCAAAGCAATCAGAATTGATCACTGTTTATTTGAAAGCAATCCACAGCTTCGGTCCAGGGATATTACATGGAATAACTACAGTCTTGGAGTAGTGGATCATTGTTCTTTTTGGGCTGGTGCGAATCTCAGCTTCATCCACAATACATGGAAAGATAAACTTTTCGGCGACGGCTCATGGCAAGACGACGATTCATTTGGGACAACAAATACCGTCGTTGTTGAAGACTGCGATTTTCACGGAGTTTCTTCTACTACGGGTGTGACTGATTGCTACGACGGTGGAAGATATTGCGTGCGTCATTGTTTCCTTGAAGACTGTCATTTGGATTCGCACGAGGGTGGAAGCAGAACTAGGGCAACCAGACAAATCGAGGTTTATAACAATACAGGGCTGGCGCATGATAGCAACGGATTGTTGCTTTCCCAGCGAGGAGGAAGCAGCGTTATTTTCAGCAACACGATGACGGGGTTCGCCAATCTAGCGGGGCTTTATAATTACCGCAGCATTGTTTACTATCCAACTTGGGGCGGGGCGAGCGGGACAAACATTTGGGACCAGAACTCGGGTATTTTGGCTAGTGGAACTTTCAACGGCGCGAATGGAGACACGACGGTTCTAACCGATACAAACAAAGCGTGGACGGTAAATCAGTGGATCGGCTGCACAGTTCAACAAGACGCCACTTGGGCCACAAATATAAACGGTCACTTCTACGGTTTAATCACAGCCAACACTGCGACAACTTTAACCACACGCGCAAACGCATTGGGCGCTCAAATGACATGGACGAATGGCGATCCGTATGCGATTTACTGGACCACGAACACACTCGACCAGCCAGGAGAGGGCAAGGATACAGTTATTTTTAGCCTTGCCGATCCACCGACTCCAGCACAGTGGCCGAACCAGACGCTTACACCTTGTTACGAATGGAACAACACGCCATCCAATTTGAAGTTCTTTGCTTACGAGAATGTGAGAACAAATCAGCACTATTACGATGGGCTGGCTAAGCCGGGATACACACCTTTGATTTACCCGCATCCTCTGGTGACGGCGCAAGATGGAGGCGCAACTAATAATTCAGTTTTCGCCCCCCTTTTCTCCGGGTCAGGATCGTTCTTCCTTAGATGAAACACATCGCCTTAATCTCATTGCTCTGTGTGGCGGCGTCACTTCCGCCAATGCCACCGATGCCAAAGCCGGTCCTACGTTCTCCTAAGGACGCAGCAAGTCAGCCTGTGGTGATCAAGCCAGCCGTCACAGTGGCTCCTGTGATGCGGCAGATAACCCTTGCGTGGGATTACCCGACCAACCTGATAGCGGGGGTCCAGTTTGAGGTTTGGGCGGCTCCTACCCTGTTCCAGGGACCGCCATTGACCAATGCCACAAACGTTCCGAATGGGTTCAACCTGCTGATCGTCGTGGACCAACCTACCGCCGTCATCCAGTCCAACCTTCCCCAGCAGTTCTTCATCGTCCGAGCCAAGTATCGGTCAACCGGAGCATATAGTCCGTGGAACCAATCTGAGCCAGAAGGTCCGGTTGGACTAACCGCTCCCAAGACAGGCCAGATCTTGTCCAACACCATTACCTTGAGCGCCGTGGTTCGGTCGCCGTTAACCTTTCCGTGGAGTCCCGGTGGGCTCAATGTAACTCCATGACTCAAGCTGAACACAAACGGGATATGAAACTCCTCATCAAAGCAATCGTTTACGCCCGCAGGCAAGGGGATGATGAGGAAGCCAAGAAACTATCTCAGTATAAGCAGCACCTCAAACGCCACCGATGGTGCGCTGACTGTGGGGTTCCACTGTCACATTCGGCGTGGCGGGTAGGTTCTGTTCGGTGCAGGATGCACTCCAACATCGCTCAGTTTTACAGCACAATACCACGACGATTAGGAGACCATGACACCAGAATCCGACGAACCCAAAAGGAACCTGCGACGCGGATATGAAAACGGCGGCGACTGGACAGAATACCGGAGGTTGGTCATTGCTCAACTTCAAGAACTTACCGATCAACAGAGGGACTTGATAGTGACACTCAGCAAACTCGAATCAGATGTGGCCTCACTGAAGGCAAAGCAGGCGGCTCGCGATAAACTGATGTGGATCATGGTGGCGTGCATCATACCCATTGTTTTTGCTATGGTATTGGAAAGAGTGAAAAAGTGAGCATTGAATCTATCATCGTCGTTTTACTTGTTTTCCAGACCGTTTTGTCGGTTGTGTCCTTTTTCATCTCGTTTTTCGACAGGCGGCGTATAGAAGGCAGGATTCACGTGGTACACCTTGCCACCGACGGCATGAAGGATGCGCTCGTGGCGGCGACGGACGCGGCGGCGTTCTTGAGGGGTGAGGCATCTCAAAGGACAAAAGATGCTCCACAACCCATGCAGCGGTTGCAGCAGATTGAGAAACAAATCGAGAAGACCGGCCAACCAGATGCACAAAAATGAAAGACGAAAATGGTATCGTATCGCCCGAAAGGTATCCGGCTACATGGGCTTGCTGGCTATGGCTGCTGGCATGTTCTACCTCACCTTGCATTCGTTCAGGCCCAACCAATCATGGCCCCTGGGTGTCACTGCCACTGACGCTCTCATCCTTATCATCACCGGACTGTCACTATACTTAATATCTGCCCGCCGCCTTGAGGAGCGGGTCGAGGAACTGGAAGACAAAATAAACAAGTAATATGCTACAGCACATCTTAACAAACTGGAAAACGACCTCGGCTGGAATCGTGACGATTCTAGGCAGCGTCATTCATTTAATCTTTTCGATTAAAGCTGGAAGCGCCAACGAGAACACTTGGACCATCGTCATAACCGCAATCTTGACTGGGGTAGGTTTGATCTTTGCCGGTGATGCCGGGGCCAGCGCCACCAAGGTTGAGACTGAAGCCATCAAAACCGCTGTTGTTACCGGCGACACCAGCATACTCAAGAAAACCGATACCAAACCATGAGCACATACTTCCTGATAGTATTCTTAATCCTGTTCGGCGTGACCGGATTGGTCGGCACGTCCATACCACATTGGGTGGTGGACATATCCGACTTGGCGGCGGCACTGTCCCTGCTCATCACCGCCAACCCTTGGAGGAAGCCATGAAACGATTAATCACCCTGTTCTCACTCCTAGCCCTGATCGGCTGCACCACGCTTGGGACGTGGCAGACCAGCTCGGGCAAGTTCCTGGCGACCACAGCGACCACCGTGGACAGTGCCATGCAGGCATGGGCGACGTTCGTTGTGGCCGGTAGAACCACCGCCGCACAGGAAGCCAAGGTCAAAGCCCTCTACATCCAGTACCAGAGCTACATGATGATTGCTACGAACTCGTACGCTCTAGCTGTTAAGATAGGCGACCCATCGTACTTCACAGCCGCAAGTAACAACCTGTTCTATTCCAAAGAAGAAATAGTCGGAACCACCATATCACCATGAAAGGAATCAAATGTCTGCTTCCCTGATCGCACAACTCATCATCGCCCTCGGACCCGCCGCCCTGCAACTGATTCAGGAGCTTGCGGCCCTGTGGTCTGCACCGTCGCTCACTCCGGAGCAGGTGCAGGCAATCTGTTCCAAGGCTCAGAAGTCTTACGACGATTACATCGCCGCGGCGCGCGCCGCCGCCAAGATCCCATGAACTATGAAGACTCGATTCATCCTGCTACTGGTCCTCCTGATCACGTTTGTCCTGTGTCCGTTGGCCTTTGCCCCAACGATTGATTCCTACCCCAACACAGGCACGCTGTCGTCAGGAGACATGTTCCTGTTGGAGGCGGCCAACCGGACCACGTACCGGAACATCACTTGGGGCCAGTTTCAGACGTTGATTTCGGCTACGACAGGAACTGGCAATTTCGTTACGATCAATGCCGTAACCAACTTCAACACCTACGATTTCAGCACGAACATCTTCGCTACCACAATCAATGCGGTGACGAACATCAATAACTACGACTTCACCACCAACCTGTTTGTTACCAACCTGTTCGCCCAGACGATCAATGCAGTAACAAACATCAGTGATTTCTTCTTCACGACGAACTTCTTCACGACCAACCTGTTTGCGACGACGGTGAACAACATCACCAACATCAGCCAAACGGACATAACGACTAACCTATTCGTGACCAACGTGTTTGCCACCACCATCAATGCAGTCACCAACTTCGACACGTTCAACTTCTCGACCAACCTGTTTTCGACCAACATTTACACAACTAACCTTTTTGCTACCACGGTTAATAACATCACGAATATCAGTCAGACGGACATCACCACGAACCTGTTCGTCACTAACCTATTTGCTACTACGGTTAACGCCGTCACCAACATCAGCAACTTCAGCTTCCTTACGAATCTCTACGTCACCAACCTTACGGTTCAGAACTTCAACCTGACCACTAACGGGTTCGTGCTCTCCTACGGCGGCATCGGGACCAATGAGACCTGGGTCGGTCCCACACTCTTCGTGGACACAAACAAGAGCGGTGTCATCGACATCCTGGACGCAGACGGCACCACCATCATTGCCGGATACGACACCAACTTCAACGGGTTCTTCGGACGTGGGTATGCCGTCTCAACCAACTCGTGGTCTGGCGCCACCAACGCTGTTGATTTGACTCACGCTGATACTTACTACGTGAGCTATATCCCGGTCAGCCTGACGGGCGTCTCTGGAAAGCTGGGAGCCTATTCTTCCGGGGTGAGTCTCTCCATATCCAATGCCGCCTCGACGAACATCACCATTGATTACACCCCGTTCAGGACATCGGATGGGTTGCGAAGTTCCACACTGACCAACGCCACTATAGGTGAGTTCTGGATCAAGTTCAGTCCAGTATGGGGCACGACTCAACTGGTAGCTCGTCCAACCTTCTTCTGATGAGACTTGCCATTGCCATTTCAATGTTGGGTTTGTCGCTGTATGGGGCGACCACGAACTGTCCCAACGCCAACCTGACAACGGTTCAGAATGCCGTTAACGCAATGTCGGATGGGGACACAGTTAACATACCATCAGGGACGGTGACTTGGAATGGAACGCTGAGCATCACCAAACACCTATCCGTAATCGGGGCGGGAACAAATAGCACCATTGTCACGTGCTCCGGACAGGCCGTTGACATTCAATGCACTGCATCTGGAATCATCCGAGTCAGCGCCATAAAGTTTCTAGGTCCGGGAGACAGCAGTGATTGCATGCACATTTGGGCCTTCCGGGACAGCCGGGTTAGGGTGGACCATTGCTGGATTCAGAACTTTAACGGCCCTTCTCCTGGTGGAGGATTTGCCTTCTTCAACGGTTGCGCCGGAGTCGTTGATCATTGCACGGTGGTGGACTGCAACCGGTTTGCCAGGACGATTTGTCCGACCTCATCCTCCAGCCAAAGCGCCACTCCGGTAGAAGAGTGGTGGGTGAGAACAAACACAGCTTGGTTTCCTCCAGACTTTGCGAGCACCAACTCCATGGTTTACGAGTCTGATGTTGGAATTTGGAACACTTTCGACAGCAGCGGAAGTGGTCCAAATATCATGTTCTCAGCCCAGGACGCAGGTGGGTATGTGGTCAGGCACTGCAACTTCACGGTGAATATCACGGTCAACAGCAGTGCCCCTCAGTTCTTTGAGTGCCACGGCAACCAGGGAGTTCCAAGTAACCCGGCAACTCCTAGGGGAACTTACGTGCTAAACATATATAGCAATACCTTCAACTGCACTGGGCTAAGCAGCAGTATTCAGTTCATTACGGCGCGAGCTGGATCTGGATTGTTGTTCTCCAACTCTGTGACTGGTACAGCAACCGGACTTGGAATATACTTTCATGAAGAGGACATCGACCCCACAAGCTCTTGGTTTACCGGAACCATTTACGACCCGATTACGAATTACTGGATTTGGGGAAACACATCCTCTGGAACCACCTATGATGGTATTGCCCAACCCGGATACAACACTCAGGACTACCAAGGAAACGGGGTTTATTTCAGCAACCTGGTGGCCTCTCCCATAATCACTCTTACCTACCCTCACCCTTTGGTTACAGCTCAAGATGGAGGAACCAATTCCCCGGCAATCACGCAGAATCCATCGGCTGTAACCAACTTTTCAGGAACGACCTTGAACCTTTCTGTGACGGCATCCGGAGGAACCCCATTATCCTATCAGTGGAGACAGAACACGAACTCCGTTTCGGGGCAGACATCTACATCTTTTTCCAGCAACAATGTTCAGACGACATCGAGTGGGTGGTATGACTGTGTGGTCACCAACGGAGGAGGTAGCGTAACGTCTTCGGTTGTTTACGTTCAAATAACCAACGCACCACCAACCATTGCCACACAGCCAACTGGGAAAACTGTCAGTGTTGGAGACACTATAAGCCTGTCCACGGTCGCCACCGGTTCGACTCCATTGTCTTACCAGTGGAGGTTAAACTCGGTTGCCTTGTCCGGTGCTACATCATCCAGTTACACGACTAACAATGCCCAGACCAATAACTCAGGATCATACACATGTGTTGTCACCAACAGCTACGGTAGTATTACCACGTCTGTGGCTTCGGTTACCGTGCTTCAGGACTTAGCTCCACATGTGGCTAACTGGTGGACGAACTCAGCTTTGGCATTCAACAGTTACAACACCGCGGTAACCGTTAGCGGTCTAAAGCCGATGCTGGTTGTATTCACTGACAGTTACTCCTCCGGTGGAAACAAAGTCACCAACGTCACGTTCAACTCGGTGAACATGACTCAGCTATACCGCACAAACTATTACTCCACTAACGGGGCTATGGATATTTGGTTCATGGCAAACCCAACTCCGGCATCAGCCAACGTGACCATCAGTGGAACATCAGTGGCAGAGTCTTTGGTGGTTGTCGTTCTGGTAACGAATGCTCCAACCGCGTGGGCTCTATTTGAACCTCCACAAGGAAATTACACCGCGGGACCATCTCTCATCGGAAGCGACACGATCAATCAGCCTTCACTCATTAACGAACTGGTTCTGGATGCGGTTGTGGCGGCGTCATCCGCCTGCACCCCGGCATCTCCGCAGACATTGATTAACCGAGTTACCCAATCAACCCAGACAGTGCTACAAGCCTCGTGGAACAGGTCTCTTGGAGTTTACACTCCCATGACTTGGTCTACCACGACTCCAGACACGATCACACACGTCTCGGTGTCCATTGCTCAAGCGCATCCGAATGCATTGCCCACCAAGCTCACCATCAGCAACGTCAGGGTCAGCAACATCAAGATACCGTGAAATGTCTCCTGATATTGTTGTCCCTCTCGGCGTTGAGCGCGCGCGGCGGAGCACTCAACATCACCATTGCTCTACCTGACGAAGTGGCCAACAGTTACGAGAACAAGATAGCCCAGGGTGACACCTACCGCGTGTTCACCATGGTCGATATGAACGTTCTGGAGCCGATGCTCGGGTGCTACACGACCGGTGGGAGATTTAATTCCTTCTACTTGACCAACACTACCTACAATGATTTCGTTTTTGAAAGCCAAGTGGCGTGCCTCACCAACAACCGCGTTGTGGTCGCCTCACGCTGCGCTATAACCGGTCAGCCTACCATTGTTCAGGAATACGATCTCATCAAGGACGTGGATTTGCCCACCAACGCCGTCTTCGTATCTGAGTTCATCGTGTCTCCTGGGGCGAACTGGATGACCATGTGCCGGCTGACCAACGGCGGCGTGGCGGTGTTTACCTACCCTAGCACGAACGGTAACTTCGGAGTCTCTTACCGCGCGCCTGGTGGAGGTTGGACTAACATGCCAGTCGTTCCCACCAACGGAGTGCCCGGTATATTCCCAGCATTTCTGTCTTCCGCTGAGAATCCGGTGGACAACTCCGCGTGGGTGTTCGCTAACCGCGATAGCTGCGGCTGTATCTGGGCGGCCAACTTCTACCCAACCAACTCCGGACTCTTCCTGTCTCAAAGCGGAGTCCTGATTGGTCCCTATGTCACCAACTTAATTTATCGAGACGATTCGATGGTTCCTTACGGTGAATTGGAGGACATCCACGCCGTAACGGATTGGACCAACGGGGTGATCAAGCTCATGTATCCAAGCTTCTTCTACAACGTTTACAACGTCACCAACTCTCAAGGCCAGCAGTACTACGGAGATACTCCCGTAGTTGTTTCCTCCGTGGTAAACTTCACCAACCGGACTCTCACATGGTTCAATACCAACCGGCATACAGCGAGGCTTTCGGTGGTGACGGGAAGTGTTCCTTCGTCAAACACGACAACCATTACCTATGTCCAGTCCAGCCCATCCATATTCTTAACCGGGTTGAGACCCCTACTCCAACAGGACTTGGTTTCAGGAGTGGAACAGAATCCGTTCCTGGTTTCCTATATTGCTGACAACTCGACTTACTTCGCCCACCCGTATTGCCGTGATGTGGTCTATCTCTCAACCAATAGCACTTGGTATTTGAAGATCGGAGAGAACTTCCCGGCCCCAACCAAACTGACCGTCAGCAACATAAAAGTCAAAGGGATGGTGAAATTCCCATGAGATGCCTCCTGTTATTCCTGTGCCTGTCAGCCTCGGCGCAGCCGTTTAATGCGGTGACAGGATTGCCGTTCCTGGCACCTAACGCAATTGCGTCGAGTGCTCCTACCAATTCAATTCCCGGTGCTCCGGCATTGGCCTTGTGGTGGGTAGCTTCTGACACTTTGGTTTTTGGAACAAACATAGCAGTAACAAACTGGACGGAACGTGTGAATGGAGTGCAATCCAAACAGGGAGACGCGTCACGCCAACCCACTAATTCTTTATTGGGAGTTGGGTTTGGTGGGGCTCAAGACCTGACCAATGTTTCGACGCTTACATCTCATAGCAATACCTTCTTTGTTATTTACGAAGCCACGGCAACAGCTCCTATTGCCAACGTTCTAGGAGGAGGGGGTTACGGATTTTCCCTAGCAAGTTTGGAATGGTATGAATCTGGAACTCCCCTAACTAAATTATCTTCGGCTGTTTCTCTTAACCAAGTTAAGGATTTTGTTTGGAATGGAACAAATACATTTTACACAAACAATGTTGTGTCTGCCACTGGAATATCTCTTCCTGGAATTGGCTTTACTAACATAGGAAGCGCCATGCCTAGCACTCCAAATTCATTCTGGAAAGGATACATTTTAGAGATAGCGGTTTGGACTAATACCGTATTGAGCGCGGTTAATATTTCAAACATCCATTACTATGCCACCAATACCTACGGATTCTCTCCATGAAGTTGTGCCCCAACACCAGATTCGTCACTGAGCCGATTACCGGCGACATCCTGTTGGACCCGCAAGGTAATCCAGTGGAGTCATTGCCGCGCGACCCTGAGTGTGGGTGTGAGGCGACAGACTGCATCGAGCCAGCTCTTACAGGATTCACCAGCGAAGGCATTGACCCCGCTATGCCGGTCGTGGACGAGTTTGTCACGGACCCTGGCGGTATGACGCTTACCGATCCACAGGGACTTGGAGTCATCTCACTCCCTCGGAAGCATGGTGCGGGTTGCACGACCACTCCATGTCTGGACAATCCATTTGGCAACTACTCAACCGAGTGCATTGATACGGGTTTCCTGCCTGACAAGTTCCTCGTGTGCGCCTGTCTCGGAGAGTTCTACTCGGTGGTCTATCGCGCCTTCGGGTTCGGCCCGTGGACATGGACGGTCTCGGGACTGCCCACGGACATCAACTACGTCATCGACCCGTCCTGTGGAGAAATCTTCATTCACGGCACCTTTGAGGCGACGGGTAGGTTCTTTGCTACTGTAACTGTGACAGACGGCAGCGGAAACGTGACGACCGCCAAGCTTCAGTTCAACATCATGGGTATTGTGACGACAACGATACCGACCCCGAGCCTTAACGTTCCCTATAACGTTCAGCTACAAGCAGCAGGTGGTTCTGGACATTACGCATGGAAGTTGACTTCAGGCTCTCTGGCTCAGGGTTTAACCCTATCCATCGACGGGCTTATTAGTGGAACACCAACCGCCGCACAACCCGACCAAGTGACGTTTGAAGTCATTGACCTTGAGTGTGAATCGGTGGACCCGACCTTCTATCCTCCGTCCGTTACACTGACCGGAACTGAGACCATTACGAAGCGAGTGTGGAAAGGGTTCAACGAGTTCGTAGCCTCGTCACCTCCGAATCGTTACAAGACTCTTACATGGAGTGGTCAGGTTCACGCATTTGGAACCCCTGGACTCTATCACCACGGCCAGGACATTACCTTGGGCTACTGCGGTGCGAGCACGATTAACGATGACGGAAGTCCGGGTATCAACCGCAACATGACGGGCTACAGTTCGTGCCAGGCCGACCGCATGGGCAACTGCACCAATACCAATCCCGGAGTGCCATTGGTTCTAAGCGGATGCCTCAGTGGTCCTGTCGTTGCAGGCACTCTTTACAGTGAAGTGTTTGGCGTGACTCCGGGAACCAACTGGGATTCTCCCGGTGCAGGGCTTGTCGCCCGTGACG